GAATGCCAAGTCCACTTGCTAACAGGTTTGTGCATTTAGAAATGCGTGTAGACTTTGATAGCTGGTTACAATGGGCTACTGAAAATCGCATTAACAAAGACGTTATTGGTTACATTAGTTTTGCTAAACAAGATTTGTATGACTTTGATCCAAAAAGTTCAAGTCGTAGTTTTGCAACACCTCGTAGCTGGACGTTTGTTAGTGAGTTGTTAGACGACGGCATGGCAGATAGCACTACTACAGATATTGTAGCAGGTACTATTGGTGAAGGTACTGCTGTTAAGTTTATGGCGCATAGAAAGATTTCTGCTAAAATGCCTAACCCAACAGACATTTTAAATGGCAAGGTTACAGAACTTGCTGTTAAAGAAATTAGTGCTATGTACAGTTTGACAATGAGTATGTGTTACGAGTTGAAAGATGCGTACACTAAGATTGGCAAGGAAGATAATGCTAAATGGCACACTATGGCAGATTACTTCTTTAAGTTTATGATGGAAAACTTTACAACAGAAGTTACTGTTATGGGCGCACGTGTAGCGTTAACAACTTTTAACTTGCCGTTTGTGCCTAACAAGTTGAAAAACTTTGATGAGTTCCACAAACGCTTTGGCAAGTACGTAGTAGCGGCAGTAGCATAATAAGGAAAAGCCCCGCAAGGGGCTTTTTACATTCGATGAGTGATTTCAAAATAACTAAGATGGACCGTAGACATACTGGTCACGAACTGTTTAATCATTATATAAATTATAATGTTTATGTTCGACGTGGGTTTAGTAATATATCAGATAACGAATTAAATTTTCTCAAACACCGTGTTTGGTTTTGGGAGAAGTTTGGTCCAAGCGCCGAACTTGGTAAGTGTCATCGAATAAACAGTCTTACCCACCAAACTCCAAAGTGGGCTTGGCAATCTGATCACCACCTATTAAGAATTTATGTAACGGAAGAAGCATTGGCATTCTTCACCTTGGCACACAGCACTTGACAAACACCACATTTGAATGTATAATAGCTGTTATAGTAAACAATTAGGAGCAGGTAATGGCAACAGCAACAACTAGCGCAGAAAAGAAAAAAGTTGTAACAGTAACAGACGCACGTATTGATGCGGCTGTACGTGAAAAACTTATTACGGCACGTATTGCGCTATTGCTTAAGGCGCCATTTTTTGGCAACTTAGCAACACGCTTAAAATTAGTTAACGCTGATGAGTGGTGTAGTACTGCGGCTACAGACGGACGTAATTTTTACTATAACAGTGAATTTGTAAACAAACTGCCACAGAAACAAGTGGAGTTTTTAGTTGGGCATGAAGTGTTGCATGTAGTTTACGATCACATGGGACGTAGACAAGATAGAGATGCGCAATTGTATAACGTTGCGGCAGACTATTGTGTTAATGCTGATTTAATTAACAGCAAGATCGGTGAGAAAATTACAAGTGTGCCGATTTTGTATGATAAAAAATATGCAGGAATGAGCTCAGAAGAAGTGTATGACTTGCTGTATGAAAACGCTGAAAAAATTAACGTTAATGATTTGCTTAAACAATTGTTAGATGAACACTTAGATGATGATGACGATGCTGGTGAAGGCGATAGTGACGGCAACGGCGAGGGCAAAGATGGTCGCCCTGCTAAAATGACTGCTGAAGAAAAGAAAGCATTGCGTGACGAAATACGCGAAGCTGTACTACAAGCGGCAGAAGCGGCAGGTGCAGGTAACTTGCCAATGGGTGTTAAACGTTTGATTAATAAGCTAACAAACCCACAACTAAACTGGCGTGAACTGATTAGACAACAGGTACAGAGTTTAGTACGTGCTGACTTTACCTGGGCACGTATGAATAGAAAAGGGCAACATTTAGATGCAATTTTGCCAGGTAGCAACTTTGCAGAAACAATTGATGTTAGTGTTAGCATTGATGCGTCGGGCAGTATGAGTGAAGGTATGTTGCGTGATATCTTAAGTGAAGTTAAAGGTATTATGGAGGCGTTTGACGACTTTAAACTTGATGTATGGTCATTTGATACAGATGTTTATGGTTACGAAAAATTCACGCCAGATAACATTGACGACATTGACACTTACGAATTACAAGGTGGCGGTGGTACAGACTTTGAATGTAATTGGGAATTTATGCGTGAAAATGAAATTGCGCCAAAATTGTTTATTATGTTTACAGATGGTTACCCAGGTGGTGGTTGGGGTGACGAGAGTTACGCAGACACATTATTTGTAATACACGGTACTACTAGTATCGAAGCGCCGTTTGGTATTACAGCTTATTATGATTTATCGAAAGGATCCAATTAATGTCAGTATATCAAAGTTTTAGTTATAGTCCTACAGAGTTAGCAGAGCAAATGTCTAGTGCTACACACGACACACTTGCTTATCTATGGAAGTACAAATACATCACCACCGAACAGTATAATGAATTGTCGGGTAAAATAATGGTTATGGCTGTGCCAAACCGTAAAGGGTTTGGTAAGAAATTGTTAGAATACTTCTTTGGTGATAATAAAGAAGAGAATTCTTGGGTTTTTCCTATTGTGGAAGTAGCAACCCACTATAGACCTGCTACTCCAGAAAAGCCAAAGAATGTAACTCGACTTAAAACCAAACCTAAGTTAGAGGTGGTTGAGTAATGAGTACAGGTAGGCTAAAAGACCAAAAAGACTTTGATCTTGAACAGATTATTCGAGTCATTGATTCTGCACTAGAGTCAGACGATCAACGCATTAAGGACTCCTTACGTGCGCTTATGACTATAACTGTGCTGTGTACATCAGAACATCCTGATCAAATGCTACGCAACGGTCCGCTAGCACGTGTGTTTGAGGATATGCGCAATCTTAATCAACGATTAGGTCGTTTAGAAGATGATCTAAACAAGATTAAATGGGATCAACAAAAGCGTCAAGTTGAACCATTTACACCACCATACAATCCGGGCAGTCCGTTTGGTCCGATCGGTACACCAACTACTTCTAAACCAACTCCTATGTGGGGTCCAAGTTGGAGTGCCGGTGATGATCCTAACTATAAAGGCGCAAGTTCTGGTATGCTTGCTGAAGACTTCATAAAAGAATTGGAAAAACGATAATGGCCTTAGGTTGGGATGATGTACAGCGTATGAAACGTGTAGAAGCTCGAGCAGAAGAGCTTGGGTTTAAGTTTTCTTCTTCAGCTAATTATAACTATGGTGCTAACAACATTATAAGTTATATCTGTTTAAAACCTAAGGAAGATTGTTTACCACACTACAGTCGTGATGCCGATATCTTTATAGGTACACTTGAGGAGATCAATACCTGGTTAACTGGCGTTGAATGGGCTCGCGGCTACGAAGAGATGCTTAAACTTGGCAATGATAAGAAACGTAAGGAAAAAGAACAAGTCGAACGTAATCGGCAATTACTACGCACCATTAAAACTGGTCGTGAAGTTAAAGGCACTGTCGGATGTACCAGTGTTGACGAATGGCGCTTGCATCTTGAAGAAGAGTACGATATTGACGACGAAGTTGATTACAGTGCAATACCATTTTAGGAAAAATACTATGACAAAAATAATTGAATCATTGCCCTATGAATTAAGCGAATGTACACCCGAACAAGCACCGTGGACTACATTAGTAGAAGAAGACTTTCACATTGCTATTTTTAAAGATGGCTTTCCTGTCAGCTACGGGCACCTGCTGTTTGTGCCTAAGTATAATACCGTAGATGTGTTAGCCGACGCAGTAGCTGATGCCATTGCGCAAGGACAACGTATGGTTGCCGAAGGTAACTGTGATGGATATAACATTGGCATTAATGTTGGTGAAGCGGCCGGACAAACAGTTGCTTGGCCACATGTACATATGATTCCTCGACGCAAGGGTGATGTCACTGATCCACGTGGTGGTGTGCGTAATGTTATTCCTCACTTGGGTAATTATAAGAGCAAAGGAATCGGTGATGCCTACGACGAAGTAAATAAATGGTATAGTGACTTTGGCGATGCTAGAGATTAAGGAAAAATAAATGAATCCAAATGAAAACACTTGGGGAGTTTGGTCCATTACATACAAACATGTTATCTCAACTCCAGCATACAATATGATGGAAGAAACAACCTGGGCTGATATTTTTGAAGAACAGTTAGACTGCACAGAAGCCCACGCAGAAATTAGTCGTATTATGCAGTTAAAATAATGTTAAAACATAACGAACCTAACCCACTCAATGTACACGGACTAAGACAACTTAGTCATTGCCCGCCTCACTTTACTCCTGTAATATTCGACCTTGCTGTACAAGACAAGGATCTGGTTGACTGGCTCTATGAGAACTTAGAAGGACGCTTCTACTCTGGACAGATTGATGTCAAGCAAGAGTCTGGTGTTATCGCACGACAATATTGCATCGCATTTGAATTGGCTAGTGAAGCTAGTTATTTTGCCTTGTTTCTACCTCAACTTAATCAATCTAATATTATGTGGTAATAAAATATTTCCACCTGTTAAGACCATGGTAAATAAAGTTATCCCAAGGAGAACTTTTTAATGGCCAAAGCAGAAACAACCGCAACAGAAAATTCAACGCCTGTTGAATCTAACGAAACACAACAACCACAAGTACCAAGTTTAACAATTCAAGATTTAGTTCTTGTTGCACAAATCATCCAACTTACCTCACAACGCGGCGCATATCGGGCCGAAGAGTTAGCCAACGTTGGCACGTTATACAATAAATTAATTGCATTTTTAGACAGCGTTGGTGCAATTTCTAAACCAGAAACTGCTGCACAGGAGTAATACTATGATTAAGCACGTAGGTAGACACAATAACAAGCGAGTTGTTATTGCATATAGACAAGTACCGGACGAAGATCACATGTGTTTAGTGATCTACAGTGAAACATTACCAATGCGCATTCATGATGAATTAATGAAGGTGTTAGAAAGCGACATTGGTCAACAGGCCAATGACTTTGCTGATGCACTATTCCGTCATACTATGGCAGATGGTCAAAATTGTTTAACTACAATTCACCGCGGTGGGTTGATGTCAAAAGTACCAACTAACCAAGTTATTGTAACACCAACTTCAGCTAGTTCAGTACGCTTAGATGAATTAAACACTTTACTAAATGAAATTGCTAAAGGTGAAGCCGCAACTGAAAAATTAGCCAAGGCAGATCAAGGGCAAAGATGGGAAGGTAGAGAGTTAGGTGAGCCGGCAAGAACTACGGCAGAAAGTGTAAATACTACATCAGCTAGTGTTAACACAGATGGTGTATTGTCCGATGCTGATATTGCAAATCAACGCATAGCACAGGCCAATAAAATGGAATCTGAAGCTAAGAGTTTATTGGCTGAAGCTAAAAGATTAAAAGAAGAAGCAAACGCACTAGCACCTAAGGTAACTAAGGCAAAAGTAGCAAAAGCAACTACAACAACAACTCCTGCGAAGAAAACAAATGCCAGAAAACCTACCACAACCAAAAAAGCCGCGGCGTAAAGCTACACCAGGCAAGAAACTTAACATGAGTGTTAAGAAACGTTGGCAAGATATTGTTAGAGACGTTGATAAAAAGGAAGTGCCAGTTACCGTGCTACAACGTATTATCGTTAAGCTCGTTGATGGCACTGACCTTTCAATTGATGTTAAACAATTACTCGATGACGGACAGGACCCAGATGATATTGAAGATTTGCTCAATGCTAAGTTTCAAGACCTAGACGAGTATATTGAAACTGTAGACTTCTTTATTGACATTGATAAAGTAGTTGGCGCTGTTCAACCCGAGACAGACAAGGTACTTAAGAACCTATGATTATATCAATTTTAGCTTCTACCAATACTGGAGGTATTGGTAACAGAGGTACCTTGCCTTGGCCACATAATAAAGAAGATATGCGTTGGTTTGCTCAACACACTACAGGTAATATTGTAGTCATGGGTCGTAACACTTGGGATGATCCTAAGATGCCTAAGCCATTGCCCAATCGTGAAAACTATGTTGTTAGTAGCCGACATGTAGCACAACAATATCAACACCTGGTTAAATGGATTCCTAGTAACCCTGTAGAGAATATACTACAGTTACAAAAGGATAATCCCTCTAAAGATGTGTATGTTATTGGTGGTCGACAGTTATACGAAGCAACAGAAAGTATTGTTGATAGAGTATTACTTACACGAATCAAAGGTGCTTGGTTTACTGACACACGTATTCAGTTGGAAAGTATGCTGGCATGCTTTCAAATTAAATCAGTTAAGCCCGGTGACAACTGCACCTACGAAACGTGGGATCGAGTAATGTTTTTTAAATAATGAAAATATTAATTGCAGGCGATTCGTGGGGGTGTGGCGAATGGGGGTGGGGAGCCGGCGAACGGAAGTGGGAAGATGGTGATGAATTAGATGAGTCTTATATTATTACTCACCGTGGTTTAGAGTACTATCTATTAGAACTAGGTCATGCTGTTACTAATATTTCCCAAGGTGGTGCATCTAATAAAGAAATATTAGTAAAATTACAACAATTAGAGTTACGATGCTACGATCATATTATATGGTTTCAAACAGATCCTATCCGCGATCTACGTCCATATGGAGATAAATGGGTTGATACATTTGAGAATTTACTTACCAAACAGAATAGTCTAATAGATAATACCTATAAAATATTAAATTCATTTGATAAAAAAATTATATGCCTAGGCGGATGTAGCAAATTAAATCTAGAATTAATTGAACAGTATACAAATTTATCTCCTGTTATTCCCAGCATACCCGAATTGTTAATGCCCGCGTTTATTCATCCTAAAATTTGGTTTTCGGACTGGATCGATCAATCCTGGCGGCATTTCGATGTTGACAGCTTGGACAATCTAATATATAATAAAACATTACAGGACTCAATTTTTGATAATAAAGAATTATTTTGGCCCGACGGAAGACACCCAAATCGGCATGCCCATCGAAAACTTTTTGAATATCTAATTACACATGAAAACATATCTTGACGCATTACATACAGTTTTAAATAATGGCACTGTACGAGAAGATCGCACAGGCACTGGCACAATTGGCATATTTGGTATGCAACAACGCTATGACTTGAGCAAGGGCTTTCCAGCTGTTACTACCAAAAAACTAGCATTCAAAGCCTGTCTCAGTGAACTACTTTGGTTTATTGAAGGTAGTGGTGATGAACGCAGACTAGCAGAAATACTACACGGTACACGCGATAGTGGTAAACGTACTATATGGACAGACAATGCAACATCACCATATTGGAAACCCAATGCTAAGTTTCCGGGTGATCTAGGTCGTGTATACGGTGTACAGTGGCGTCACTGGCGTACACAATTAAAACGTTGGGTTAGCTCGAGTGAAAGTGAGCCAGTAGAAATAGATCAATTAGCAGAACTTATTCACAATATCAAAACAGATCCGTATGGACGTAGACACATATTAACTGCGTGGAATCCGGGAGAATTAAGCTCTATGGCTCTACCACCGTGTCATTGTTTTGCACAGTTTTACGTAAGTGCAGATAATAAGTTGTCGTGTCAAATGTATCAACGATCATGCGATATGTTTTTAGGCGTGCCTTTTAATATAGCGTCCTACAGCCTGCTAACGCATATGGTAGCCCAAGTGTGTGGCCTTGGGGTAGGCGAGTTTGTTCACGTACTCGGTGACGCACACATATATTTGAATCATGTAGATCAGGTAAAAGAACAACTATCACGTGAACCCTTACCTGCACCACAACTTTGGATCAATCCAGCTGTTACTGATATTACTAAATTTACCATGGAAGACTTTAGACTAGATGGCTATAACTCACTTGCACCAATATCAGCACCAATGGCAGTCTAAGACTGAAAACACTCGACGTGTTCGATTTTTCATCGGCTCAGTGCCTAATAATGAAGCCAGTGAATACGAAATATTTCGTAAGGTGGCAGAAAAATTTAATCTTACGCCGCAGGCACAATGGGTAGAAGACAACGGAGTAAAGTTACAGTGGGCTGCTGACGATAATTATATGCTCGATCTAAAACAAATTGTATTCTACGGTGACGTGTCTCAAATACAATATACAGATTATGCACTAAGATTTTTATAAACTATCTAAGGAATAGAACAATGGCATCACTTAAAGATTTAGTCAAGCAGGCATTAGAAAAGAAACAAGCAGAACAAAACATCACTCATACCAACTTAACCGTTGATACTGGCAAGGGCACACCTAAAGGTAAAGTTGCTAGTAACAAGCCTACTAAAAAATCAGCGGGCCGCGGTAGATGAAATATCTTATCACAGGTGGTGCTGGCTTTATTGGGCACAATGTTACACGTTTCTTAGAAGCACTAGGTCATGAATGTGTTGTAGTAGACACATTTACTAACTACGGTTTTATCCCTACTGCAGAGATTATATACTTGGCTGCGCACAGACGCACTCGCTACACCAGCGAAACGTATAAAATTGATATACGTGACCAAACACGATTAAACAGCTTGTTTGCTACTGAACAGCCAGATGTGATTATTCATATGGCCAGCTTTCCTAGACAAAAAGTAGTAGAACAAGATCCTGCACTAGCCAGTGAAGTTATGACTACTGGGTTGATCAACCTACTAGAATTAAGCAAAGAACATAATATTAAAAAGTTTGTCTATATAAGTTCTAGTATGGTATACGGTGACTTTACCTCAGATGTTACAGAATCAGCTCATTGTACTCCGCAGGGCCAATATGGTATTATGAAATACATGGGCGAGAAACTTGTAGAAGACTATAGTCGACGTGGATGCTTTGAGCATGTGATTATTCGTCCTAGTGCTGTATATGGTGAGTGGGATGTCGAAGACCGTGTGGTCAGTAAGTTCATGCTGGCTGCCATGCGAGGTCAGACTCTTAAGGTGCATGGTCCAGATGAAGTTCTGGACTTTACCTATGTAGAAGATACTGCTCAAGGTATTGTATTGGCCGCAACACTTGATAAGGCCAATGGTAACATCTATAATATCACACGCAGTGAGCAACGTCAATGGACACTTAAAGATGCTGCCGAACTTGCTATTAAAATTGCCGGTCAAGGGCAATTAGTAGTTGGTCCACGAGATTTGAGTTTTCCTAAACGCGGTCAATTAGATATTAGCCGTGCTCAACAAGATTTAGGCTACACACCTACAGTAGATGTAGAACAAGGTTTTTACAAATATTATAACTGGTTTATTAATTCTGAGTATTATAAAATATGATTAAATTAAGTGATTTTCATTATGAGCGCGAACATAGTTTAGATAAATTATGTGCAGGCACATTAACTAGACAGGACTTTATTTTAGGCAAAGCAGTGCGCGACTTTGAAAGCAACTTTGCCGCTTATACACAAGCAGAACATGCTATTGCCGTAGGCAATTGCACAGACGCACTACGATTAAGTTTAGATGCAGTAGGTGTTAAGCCCGGCGACAATGTTATTACTGTAGGACTTACTTGGTTAAGCTCATACGAAGTTATTGCTAACTTAGGTGCAGAGATACGCCTAGTTGATGTTGATCAATATCTAACCATGAACATGGATGATGCCTTGGCTGCTGTAGATAGTCGTACCAAGGCCATAATCGGTGTGGATCTGTTTGGTCAGCCATGTGATTGGGATAAGGTTAAGTTTCCAGTAGCTACTATCAGCGATGCGGCACAGGCCACTGGTGCCAGATATAAAGATCGCATGGTTGGCAGTGTTACTGATCTAACCTGCTTTAGTTTCTATCCTACTAAGAATTTAGGTTGCTTGGGTGATGGTGGTGCAGTTACTACTAACAATGCAGACTATGCCGCTACTATTAAAAAGCTACGCAATCACGGACAAGAAAGTAAATTCAATGTCAGTCATGTAGGATATAATAGTCGATTGGACAGTATACAAGCAGAATTACTTGATAACAAATTACCACATTTAGATCAATGGAACAGTCGTCGCAGAGAAATATCTGCATACTACGACGAACAATTTAAAAACTTGTTTGAGGTTATTCCGCAATTTGCGCAAGGGTACAATGTACGGCATCAATATATTGTATTAAGTGAACAGTCAGAACAAATCGAAGCCGCACTTAAAGCAAAAGATATCGAATCACGTAGATATTACAGCAATCTTGCCTACAAACAGCCTGCATATAATATCAATGCTCAGTTGCCTAATACAGAATATTATAGTCGAATGAATTTAGCCATACCTACACATCAGTTTCTAACTGATAGTGAAGTTGAATTAATTGCCACTACTGTTAAAAGAGAATTCAAATGAAACTAGGCATAGCAGGTGCAGGTTATTGGGGTAGCAAAATTGTTAATAGTGCTAGTAATCAGGCTATTATTGTCATCATGGATATTAAGAACGGCGACAGTTGGCAGAATAAAACATTAGATGCTGTTATTATTGCCACACCAGCCGATCAACATTACACAATGACCAAATGGTATCTTGAACAGGGCATTCACGTATTGTGCGAGAAACCTACTTGTATGAGCGTAGCGGAACAACAAGAATTAAATGAGCTAGCTAGATCACAGGACCTAGTCTACCAAGCTGGTCATATACTTTTATTCCAACCAAACATAGAATATATGTTAAAACTTGTGTCAACATTAAATGTGCGTCACGTAGAAAGTCGCAGACTAAATTGGGGTAGACTACAGACTAATATAGATCTAGCCTGGCACTTGGCTCCGCATGATATCAGTGTAATCGATAAGTTAACCAATAGTTTACCGCTGACTATTGACGGGAACGGTACTCATTTAAATAATAGTCCGCAATATGATTATGCACAATTTGGATTGACATATCCTAATAAAGGTGCTACAATAATATTAGGATGGCAGTGGCCTACTAAAGTTAGAGAATTTGTTATTACCTGTGATGAATGCCAGATATGGTTAGATGACACAGCGTTGCATATTACTGAAGGCGGGTATGCCGAGGGCAATCTTAAAGAAGCAAAGACTTCGGTGGTGCAGCTTAATCCCAAGCAGTCGCCACTAGAAGCGCAGATACAAGACTTTATGCGCTGTGTTGATAGTGGTGATAAGCCAAGAGCAGATATGGATCATATGTTAAGAGTAACACAAACGGTAGAATTAATGTCAAGGAAATTAAATGTATAAACGTATTTTAGCAGTGGGCGCACATCCAGATGATATTGAATTAGGTTGCTTGGGTACGTTATTAAAATTCCGTGATCAAGGTGCAGAATTTGATATTGTAGTAGCACGTAATGACAATGTGCCGCGTCCAAGCGTGTGGCGTGACAAGGATAAAATGGTTGCTGAATATTCAGCAAGTGAACGGGTCATTGGTACTAAGTTTACCTTTCTCAATAATCGATTAGATGCAACTGGTCGCCCTGTATTGGAATGGGATAGTGCCACTGTAGAACAACTTGATTCCTACATGCAGGGCAAAGAGTATGATTTAGTCATCACACACAGCCCGGGCGATCATCATCAGGATCATGTAAATACTTTCCATATCGTCAACAGTAGTCTACGTCGTTATCAAGGCGAACTATGGTGCATGGAAGGCGGACCTTATACTAATCGTAACAAGGAATTCGTACCTAATATATTTGTAGACATTGCTCCATACATCGATACAAAAATTCAAGCTATCCAATGTTATGATAGCTACTTTAGTGATACATTACTGCACAATATCAAAGGCCAATCTGCACTACGTGGACAGATGTTGGGTAGTACCTATGCAGAATCTTTCGAAGTTCGGTATCGTTGTATTAAATGATCAAGCTATTTCAATTAGATCGTATCTGGTCTGAGATCAGACATGCCGCACTTGCCGGTATGGATCTAGTTGCCAGTCAAGGATGGGCTCAAAAAGGTCCTAGCACTTTAGCGTTAGAGCAGTGGTTATGCGATTATAGTGGTCGCAAGCATGCTATCACAGTTGCTAGCTGTACAGACGCCTTACGTTGCATTTTAGAGTACCATTTCCCTGAAGAATCTCTTATAGGTGTACCTAGCTATACATTTATTGCCACAGTTAATGCCATCGAACGAGCCGGACTAGTTCCTATATTCCTTGATGTGGATGCTAACTATCATGTAAAACTAAATGACATTGGCGGATTAAATGGTATTGTAGGTGTTGACCTGTTTGGACTAGCACAAGATTATGATAAGATAGCTGACCTAGACATTCCGTTTGTTATGGATGCTGCACAAAGCATAGAAACGTTTGATAGACAAGGTCGTAGTAGTCTTGCCCAGGGTATAGCCAGTGCAGTTAGCTTTAGTCCAACAAAAACAATTCCAGCATTTGGCAGTGGCGGTGCAATACTAACAGATGATGATGAATTTGCTGTGTGGGCACGTAAGTGGCGCACACATGGTAAGAACATCAATAGCGATGTGGCTATTACTGCTGGTGCTAATAGTATGATGAGTAGCCTAGAAGCGGCACAGGTGTTGTGTTGTGTCGATCATCATCAACAATGGCGTGACCGTAGACAATCCATAGCAGAAGAGTTTATAATAAACATTACCAGTGATAGACTAATTGCTCCCACTACTAGAGGTCAACATACCTGGCATAAATTTATTATTCGATGTGCAGATTTAGAAGTTAGACAGCAATTAAGAGATCATTTAACAGCCCACGGAGTTGATAGTCAAGTGTATTACCAACCACTGGTACACGAAGAAGAATTATATCTGTGTGATGTTGTATTACATAATAGCACATGGTTAAGTGAACGTAGTCTAGGCATACCCTGTCAACACACATTAACCGATGAAGAAATTAACACTATCACTAATGCATTAAGGACATTCAAATGAAAATATTAATTTTAGGCGGACACGGCTTTATTGGTAGTCATACCAGTAGTAAACTCAAAGCATTAGGACATACTATCGGTGTAGTGGACTGCTATCATCAATACTATACATTTCCAGACTGGGAATATAACCCAGTACTGGCACAGCGTATTGCACTAGCTGATGCCGACCAAGTATTCAAAGGACGCATCGAAGATCAGTTGTTTATTAATGGTGTGTTTAATGATTTTAAACCAGATGTTGTTATTCATGTGGCAACATATCCCAATGCTAAGATGGTGCACCGTAATCCTGTTGATGCCGCCAATAACATGGTTAGTGCTACTGCTAACATATTATTAAATTGCACACAACATCACGTTAAACGACTTGTATTTGCGTCTAGTAGTATGGTCTACGGTGAATTTAAAACTGCCGCACCGGATGAAACTGCTGACTGTGATCCATTAACCCTATACGGTAGTTACAAATTGCAAGGTGAGCGTATGGTTAAGATCTGGGCACAGGATCATGACTTAGAATATGTTATTATGCGACCAAGTGCTTTGTATGGTACACGCGATATGGTAGTACGTGTTATAAGTCAAATGGCTGCAGGTTCATTGCGCAATGGTGCTATCACAGTACAGGGTCCAGATAATCGACTAGATTTTAGTTTTGTAGAAGATGTTGCAGGGTATTTTACAGAAGCCGCATTGAATCCGGCAGCAGTTAATCAAATCTTTAACTGTACACGTGGCCGTGGGCGCACTATTTTAGAAGCCGCTGAACTTGTACAACAAAGATTAGGTGGTGAAATTATTATTAAACCACATGATGCGTTTTATCCTAATCGCGATACACTTAACAGCGATAAGATTAAACACATGCTAGACTATACACCTGTATGGGATATCGAACAGGGCATTCCTGCATATCTTGATTGGTTATTAGCGCAGGATTTTATCGATCAACTTCGGGATACAATTCCGCAAACTGCCTAGCTAACCATTCCCATCTAAATGCTTGTTTAAGTGTTTGATGGGAATTTTTATTGGCTGAATAAAAGGCAACACCATCGTTGGCACCTTTTAATATCCATTCAGCATTAGGCCCACGGGCTGTGGTTGTCCATGTGTGTAGTCTATGTTTAGTTTCAATACAGCCAGTTTCTTCATGTATCTGTGCAAGTTTTGCACATTCACGAAATGCACTGCGCCAGGCTTGATACGGAGTTGCGCCTATATGTGCAATAGCACTTAGTTTAGGTATAACAGCATGCGGTGCACTCATAGTATAATCAATACCAAATTCAGTCACAGTCTTAACAAGGTTAACATTGTATAATATAACTCCTGCATAACCATACTCTAATCCGTTGGCTTCATTGTGTGCATAGAATATATAATGCTTGGGCAATTGAAAGTAATCAGGACTAAAATCAAATTCAAACCCAGGATGTATTTCTGTTTTAGCAAATACAGCGTAGTACCATTCAGTTTCGCTTAATTCAGCAGCCGCACGTAGAGCATTTTCCATTCCCTCTACACCATGCAGTCTTTTAGCATTAGGATATTTACTACCTAGCTTGGCCCAGTTAGCATCGGCTTCAACTTCGTCATAACTGATAAAAATAATATCCTGTTGAGGGCTATAAAACGTCGGTATTTTATCAATATATGGATAATAGTATACTTGTGTACTGATATAGTTTTTGGCCTCTCTCGGTGCCAAAACATAGCTATTATCGGGCGTAAACGAGACGATTTTCTTATCTTTTGCGTACCAAATGCTAGGGTTATACACTATACCACGATCTCGTTTACAAAACCAAGTATATGGATGTTTAAACTCGTGTTCGCTAACCGCAGTGATTAAATTATCTCCTTGGTAAGTATGCACGGGCATAGGTAGTCTTGGAACACGCTGTTCTTCACAGTAGTTAATAACGTTGAACCAATCTAACAGAGCAAGTTCAACCATCTGTTGTTTAAATGATTCAACATGTATATAGAATGTATCACCACGAGCTTGGTTAGCACTAGGAAACACATGTATCATTTCTTTCTGCCAGGGTTCCGGTTGCCAACTAAAGTCAAAGCGTGTATAATCACATAGGCTACTGATTATCCATACATGTTCTGTTGAAGCAGTTGACATAATACGCTTAAAGGTATCGAGGTAGTTATCAACATAACGAGTTGATTTGATATCGGGGTGTTTCTTTTGCAGTTGTTCAAGTTGATCATTGTCATTACCGTGATCAACAAAGTATATGTCATGCAGGTCATCAGGAATATACACAGGCTGATCTGTGACAAAATGCAGATTAGGAAACTCTTCTAGATTCCGAGCCCACGCCCTACAGCGAGTAAATTCACTGCGATTAATTAAGTAGGTATCGCTCCACTTTTGATGCTGTGATCCAAACACATGCATCATGTGGCCTTGCCAAGGTTCAGCGTGCCAACTAAAGTTAAAGTCTGTGTAAATGTTTTCACTACTGACTATCCAAAACTTACTGGTCTTACTGCGTGTAACACATCGAGCAATAGTATCCATCATTGAATTGGCATAGCGTATCTTTTGTGCATGCGGATATTCATCTACTAACATTTCATAACGCACAGCCGCGCTGGCATTGCTTTTATCAATAAAGAATATGTCCAAGACCTGTATAGCATTGCCCGTCTTAGTGGGCATCATGTCCACAAACTTGACATCGACTGCACCAGGCACTGTATAGGTTAATCCAGAACTCACTTGGAACTCTGAACTAAAGTGATAGATGTAAGGAGGATGGTCAGGATCAGGTCGCCAGGTAAAATCAATATCTTCAGCATTAATTTCTTCTGGTACAGTCCATAATTCTAACTGTGGATTAAACTCTGCTGTAAAGTCGTATAGGTATTTTACTTCTGCGGCACCTGGTACGCAATACCGTGGTCCATCTACTTGCTCGCGCCCCCACTTAACAGGAAACTGATAGATGTAAGGAGGATCCAATGGATCTGGTGCCCACCGTTGATCTACACTAGCAGGGTCACAGTCACGATAATCCCAATAATCTAAGTTGGGTAGTCGATGTGTATAGGTGTCTGAATGGTAATTATGTATACGATCTTGTATAGTATATTTGTTAGCAAAATATACACCTCCGTCAACCTGCCATTGATTTGGCCATGTGTGTATTTGATGTTCTTCCCAAGGCACTGCCTGAAAATTAAAATCAAATCCTGTGTAGTCATTTTGTCCATCAACAAACCAAAAGAACTTGGTACGACTTAAACTAGCAGCTTCCGCTAGTGTATCAGCTGGCAGTTCAAATGGAAATAGTTTAGGCTTCGGGCCCGTGTAGAACACATCAAACATCTAGTTGCTCTACTTCAATCCCCGAAGATTTAAGGAAATTAATCCCGGAATTATCGCGATAAGCATTAGCATAGAATACTCGTTTAATACCACTCTGATATATGAGCTTGGCACAATCCAAGCAAGGACTATGAGTAACAAATAAATCAGCATCAAGACCAGACTCAGTACTTCTAGCCAATTTCGCAAGTGCGTTAGTTTCTGCATGTAATACCTCCGGTCTAGTTTTAATATTTCCATCTTCTAAATCATATTCACAGTTGTTGTCCCATCCACTGGGCATACCGTTGTAGCCAATTGATACAATTCTATCATCTTTAACTACAAGTGCGCCCACTTTAAGTCTACGTGCTGTGCTTAGTTCAGCGTAGATATGTGCGGCTCGCATGTGTGCTGTTTGGTGTTTAGGCTTCATTTATTTCCTTGGCAATAATAGCTGCCCAACGTGCGGCATCTTGTTCTGTTACCCGTATATCGTAATGCTCCGGTGGCTCAAATACTTTATTTGTATCTTCGAATCTACCTAGTTTAATTGTATCTATCCATACAACATAGTCAGCATCAAAGATATCACGTATCTCTTTGGTAGGAGCAACAAAGTCACATACAATGTGACCGTTGCTGTCATCGGCTAACTTTTTCATACGTGTTGCCTGACGTAGTCTGCCTTCTTCAGAAAAATCCCAATCATTATACTTGCTTCTAACTGCATCAGCATTGTACCATATACAATCTATCAATGTTGATAATGCATGTGCTAGTGTAGTTTTACCCGAGCCTGGCAGACCACAAATTAATATTCTCATGATAAAACACGAACTCCGTATAATTCTTCAAAGCGATCTGCGTCAGCGCGATCATTTACCATGGGCTCGCCTCTGATGTTTAAACTTGTATTAAGCAACATCGGGCAACCCGTCCAAGTATACCATAAGCATAATAGTTCACGTATACCACTGCCATCTCGTGGAACAGTCTGTACTCGACTTGTACCATCAACATGTATTATAGCAGGAAATTCATCAGGACGCAAGCATTTTGCAGTTGTCTGCATATATCTGCTTGTGGCAAAGCCGTTGGGCATTTCAAAATATTCATCGGCGAATTCTTCAAGTATGATAGGAGCAAAAGGTCTAAACTTTTGTCTATGTTTAATTAAGTTAACTCGATCTTTAATATCATGACCGCGCGGGTCCGCCAATAGGCTACGATTACCCAATGCTCTTGGTCCAAATTCTGCACGACCGCTAGCAACACCAACGATCTTATTGGTCATTAATTCGGAGACAACATCGGTGACAGGATAAGGGCCACTAATATTATGGCCAAGAAAAGCATTATTCCAATTAAGTCGACCCCCGTGTGCCAAGGCCGCCGCTCCAAGGCTGCTACCAGCATCACCAGGATTAGGCATAATCCATATTTCATCAAAGTATTCTCCCAAGTCTCTATTAGCACTACAATTAAGAGCAACGCCACCAGCATATACTAAATTACGGTTAGGTGCTAACTTCATTGCCTTGTACATAATATTATGTATCAATTGTTCCGCTAATGTCTGAGCTGCCGCGGCAATTTCGAAGTCGTTCCAGCGAGCTCGCATGTCATTCTCGGGCAGGCCGATATGTAGATTGTGTTTTAATGTCAGATCAAACTCGTGATCAACTAACCAATTAGAAAGTTCGTCACTCAATCGTCCTGTATTTTTTTGTGCCCAACCAGCCATGCCCATTAGAATGTATTCTTCGTCTAAGGGTTTAAGTCCAACTTCTTTGGTAAACGCACTGTACATCAAGCCGATACTGTGTGGGTATAATTGGCGCCATACTCTTGTATATTGTGCCTTACCATTGACATACTTTGCTGTCCAAATACTAATAGTGTCCCACTCACCGATAGCATCAATTACCACAACTGTTGCATTGTCAAACGGACTTGTTTGAAAGCCTGCGGCCGCATGACTTAAATGATGATTGTATGTTTTAAGTGGAATGTCTCGATGATTGAACCACGGTGCAGCCTTGGAAATCATATTGCGTACACTCCAGCCTTTGGTTAGCTCACTGTATTGGCCAGCGTAGAGTTGACGTGTCTTCTTAACCCAAGGTCTTTCATAGTAGGCTATTTGATGTGGATATGCACCCGATTCTAAAATTGCATCTGCTAGTAAACTTGAACATAAGTTTGGGTCATGTTTAATTTTGCTGTAGCGTTCACTATGCCCAGCAAATACAATTTCGTCATTTTGAATGACTGTTACAGCTGCGTCATGAAACCCAGCCGAGATGCCTAATATATTCATAAATTTTATCCGCTACTATTGTATGTCCTGCTGCTAAAAAGTGACCGTTTGGTCCTTTGGGAGTGCCAAATGTCCACTCCATCATCGATTCATTTGGCCATCCAATAAAATATTGAGTATCGATTCGATTAATCGTAGATGCAAACTTTTCCATGTATGAATCTTCTGATAGTTTATTCCAATTAATCTGCGTATTAAGCATAAGCAATTTTTTGCCTAGGTGATCTGCATAAGTTTGTAATAAAATTATATTCAATAGATATTGTTTATACAAATATTCATCGTTGTGGTGACGATTTATATAATTTAACAACTCCATTCTATATGCAATATTATTAGTAAACGCCACGCCACGATGTCCGGGCCATGTATCAAAAATGCCATGCTCGTCGGCAAATTCAATACGGGCAAAATGACTCCAGGCGACGATAATTAAATCATAATCTCTAGCATGTTCTACTACATTTCGAACCATGCTGGTATTACCTGTAGCAGGCTTTCCTAAATTTGTTAACTCACAGGATAACTTATTTTGTAATACATACGGCCATGCCTGCTGAATATCAACTAGTTCATCGCCGTAGGTAAAGCTATCGCCAATGGTTAATATTCGCATTACTTATAGATAAATGGATCACGCTTACGTAATGCTTTTAATTTTTTACGATAAGTTATTTCTAATTTAATTCTGTTATATAAAGTCTTTAACCAATTCATTGTAGTTCTCCCGAATATACTTTGCAGCATCAATGTGCGCTGGTTCTAATGGATGAGTTGTGGCAAATGGATATTTAAAATCTCGAGCCCATGTAAAAAATCCTTGATTATTCGGAAAGGTTGCCCATCGATCGAAATCAAGTTGATTATACAATGTTATTATATTTTCATCATTCATTAGATATGTACAGTTATTTAACAATGCTTCATCAACCATGGAAAATATATATGGTATCTTTTTTAACTGTAGGTATTGCTGTAACATAATTATTTCTACTAGTGAATTGTATGTTTCCCAATAGGCAGTTGAACCAACATGTTTGTAAAATGTTTTAGCAAAATCTGCTGTGCCTGTTTGTTTGGCTCGTAGCAAATGATTAGTATGATGTTGTAATATTGTTGTATTATCAGTTTTAAATTCTTTTTTTATGTCTTCTACATTATCTATTATAGACCAAGGGTTTAAATTATACCAGTTACCCCATCGTTCTCCTGTGTTATAATCAAATCTAAATTCGTATCTACCAGGAAATGTCCATGTTACTATTACCAACCCTACGTCTAACAGACTTTCACAGCTATTCATTACAGTACGTCGAATTGCACTGTTACTAAATCCCGGGTAGGCTGCACATTCATAGTGCATACCAAAGTCTCGAGCTAGTAGTGCAGGAAAAGTACTCTGACTGACAATCGGGTATGCTGGTTCTGTACCGTTAGGGTCATGTGGCGACACTCCATCAGCAAGTTCACTACCATAGGTAAAACTATCGCCGCCGGATAATAAAATCATTAGGCTATTTGTCCTCGTTTAATCTGTAGTATCTGTTGATCTCGATAATCAGAATCTGACCAATTATATTCATAAATGGCAGACGCTTGACTAGTTCTCAACTTATATACGTTTAGATGTAGGCCCAGTTGTGACCATATTACATTATGGTCTTGTGATCCGAATGTTCGCTGTAGATCAACCTGTCCTACCTGTGGGTGTCCTATAGTTAATGATTTATCGTCGGGGTCGAATCCATTGTCTATTAACCATTGAGTAAAATCTGCTAATTCTTTTTTCATCCAATCGTACTGGCCCGGACTAATTGCCCATTCAATATCAAAATCACCTGCTGCTTCTGTTTGCGAGCGCATTGCTGATGTAGTCAATTCATCAATCCTATGGCCTGCACCGCCTTCATCACGAAAGACTTCATAATGATGTTTGCCAATAGCTTTATTAACTCCTACAAATACGCCGCCAGCCGGACGATTTAAACTTTCAATTCCAAATAATTCAAAATCGTCCGCGTCTAATACAAAGCGTGGTGCATTTAACCAACACATCAATTGACTAGGACGACGCCATTCGGGTGCATGCACAGCTTTGCGCATGCTTAGTACTAGAGATTCGTATTCGTGACATAATAAATTTAACTGTCGGATATGCCATTTTGTACTGTCATCAGCTTGATTGTAATAACCCGACATGTGACCGCTAACTCCCTGCAGATCTTCGAAATATCTATGTAGTTGATTTAATTTATCGTGTACTAGTTTTCCGCCTTCGAGAAATTCGCCAATCTCTCCCGGCACTATGGTATTAGCCACCGTGAAATGATCGTTGATATGATAGCCGAGATTTGCCTGATTAATTGCTGCAATTGATTGATTAATTTGATCAGTTATATATTCTGCATTACGTTCAGATTCAACAAATCCATGAAAACAAAAATTCTTCTCAAGGTGATAGTTCTTTTCTATTAGATTGTTTAATGCCGATAACCATTTACGGCCGAGCGAACTGTCAAATACATCAATATATACTGTCAGTAATTCTCCTGTTGCATCATTCTTTAGATCAATTTCAAGTTGATCAAGCAATGTTTTGGTACCATTCATATACAGCCGGTCTCTCTTTTAATATGTCTGCTAGTGTAAGTGTATCATTACGTATACTTTCTAGTCGTAGCACACGAGCCTTGCCCTCTGCAAGACTTACTTTGTATATATCGGGCCATTGCTCGTCAAACGTTGGTCGTGATTTTAACTGCACAAGTATATCCTGCATTGCTCCAGAAGTTTGTGGGATTAGCTCATCTAACCATGGATGTAATAACTCGCGTGGGAGTGCAAGTGGACTAAGGATAATATCAGGGCTAAAGCTAAAAACAACCTTAGCCAAGATATCTACGTTTTCTTTTTCAGCAAGCTGGGTAATGTTTGTGACTTCAAACATGCCGGGCAGTGTGAGAGTGAAGTCAATTCGCATTTGGCGTCTGTGACTTGCAATTCTAACTCCTTCACGGAAGTTTGTAAGCCATGAATTATAGTCAAGTCCTGTTCTAATATATTCTCCAATTTCTTGCGTACCATCAAGACTTGCACATATCTGCCAATCACGTAGCCCACTAAGAATATCAGTATACAGATTGGCCCCACGGTAAGTGACACGGCTGAGGTTTGTGTTGTAACGAGCATAGACATTTTTACCATCTCCTAATTCAACAATGCGTCGCATATAACGCCAATGTTGTTCATACATTAGTGGCTCTCCACCTACCCAATATACTTCTTCTACTTGATGATTTTCAACAGCTTCAGCAAACTCTTTTTCAATTTGATTGTCTTGGAATGCTGATATTTGATCTCTTATTTCTGGTAGCATCCAATTATTCTTTGGATTACTCCAGTTGATCATGTTGTGTTGTCTCTGTTCAGTTTCCCATGCGCTAGACAACATATCACCGCACATACGACACTTGAAGTTACATAGATTGCTAAATCGATAATCCCAACTGACTGGGCGCATTGTGGTAGCACCGTCTGCGTCTGTTGTGTCCCATATACTATCATACTTATGACCAAACATGCTATCAAAATAACTACGGTAAACGGATGTGTTTAACAATTTGTCATTGCACACTTCGCACTCAGGTAGTGTTTCACCTGCCATCATACGCTGGCGCACTGACTTCATGTGCTCGCTATTCCAATGTTCTTCAAGTGTAATAGGAATATACTTACCAGTGCCGGCCTTGGTATCTATATACTGTTCAAAGTTCTGCGCAGGCTCGCGACTAGCACAACACATACGTCGCTCAGTCTGCGGACTAAGATATGTATGTACCCAAGGTGCTAGACAAAGTGTTTGCGGTTTATCCATTTAAATCCCAATTGGGGAATATATCTGCAAATTTTATTTTCGACGTGGTATCTTCAAGTTTGACTTTGTCAGCTAGTTGAGGTAACAATGATTTATCATATACCGTAGAGTTAATGATATTAATTATCTGTTGTTTAAGTGGGTGATCAGTTGCTTGATCAATCCAATTAGTTCGTTGTTCGTCGTTTAATACAGCTAGTGATAAACAAGGATTATTTCCCACAGGAGTTAAAATTACCGTAGGTTTTTTATCTAATACATACTGTGGCAATGTAGAAAACCATGTGAGAAATTCATTAAAGCCCCATATACTAACTGCTGTGACAACATAATTTATTACAATATTGTCGGCGGCAGTCATCCATTGTTCGGCTACCTGTTTTGCAATTTTCCATTTAATTGGTCTTCTCTGATATTCAAAATATGACCCGGTGCCGTCTATGCTCAGGGTAATCGACAGGATGTCAAATAATTTTAATTTATCTAATAGACTCGGATCTAATTTACTTGCATTTGTATTTAGACTAATAGAAATATTTTTTGAGATTCCTTTATTAATATAGTAATCTAAAATTTTATAAGTAGATGGATGTATAGTCGGTTCGCCACCGAGCAAAGTCAGCGTCTTGATGTTCAAGTACGGTAAATCATCAATGTTATCGTTAGCACGTTGTATAGTATGAATTTTATGAAATTTACTATTATGATGCTTTAACCAATTATTTCGTTTGCTACTAGACATACCATTACATATGATACATTCGGCATTACAATAATTGCCTATGTTAATCGACAACTGATTAACTTCTGCCGTAGAATATACATCGTCATCAAATGATAGTTTACCACCAGCGGCGGCATTGAAATCAAGTCTTGGGCTAGGCATCGCATGCTGTTCGTTATGCCAGCAATACTTACAAGCTAGGGCTTGTTCTCCGTCTATAAATGATTGTTTAAGACCTGCTATGTCTGCTTCAGTTTCAATATTAGTAGTAAAACAACAAGGTGACATTTCACCGATAGGATTAATATACCTATTCATCCATGGTGCTGAACAAAATGTATTAGATGGTGTCATGATATCCCATTGCTAGTGCAATTTCTCTATGTGTGGTTAACATGCTTTGATTACGGTATTGATCAGTTTCCTGCATCTTACGTAGGAATTCAGTGCCATCACTGCCCGAGCCGTTTTCAATAAACTGAATTATTTTATCGATCTCAACACGATGTTTAACTGTGAATGGATAAGCAGTTAATCGATCTATAACTAATCGTTGCGCCGCAGGTGTCATACGGTTAATACACATAACATGTGGGTCATGTAGCATATTAAAATGCACCATGTCAAAATCCTGGGTATTGACCCAATCACATAGTTCAGGTAGATAATAAACATTTTGTATGTTCACAGTCATGCAGACCTGTGTGGCAATTAAATCAGTGCGCATGGCATTAAATTTCACAACATTGGCTGTTACTTCTTCCCACACTGCGCCATAACGTTCATATTCAAAACGTGCTTCGGTGTTGTCAATGCTAACTGCAATTTCAACATTTCTAAATTTACTCCATAGGGCAACTTCTTCATCGTTAGGATACACAGTGCCGTTGGTATTGTAATGTATATCAATACGACTACTGTAACCGTGCTCCACTGCATAACGCAATAGTTTAAAGTGTTCTTCAATTAAGAATGGTTCACCACCAGTGAATTCAAAATACTTAATGTTTGGCAGTAGTGCTTTTAAGTTATCCCAAAATATATCATTGTCTCTGGGCCACGTACCTTCTTGTAGGAACATGTATGCTCCGTGTTGCTTACGGTCATATCCTTCCACGTCTTTATATTTTATAGCTTCGTAGTCAATTTCTTCCTTGGCCCATTTACTACTGCTCCAACTGCCGCAGATACGACATTTAAGATTACAAATATTACCCAGTTTAAGATCAATGAACCATAGTTGATCAGGTGTATCATTACGCCAGTCTACAATAGGATAAAACTCTTTAAGTCTAATTCTACTGTTGATACGTTTACTAACTATACCAGCATCTTCTTCACTCCAACAACGATTACACGTCGCTGGTTTTTCACCGCGGCGGAATTGTTGGCGCAGGTCCTGCATGTATTCACTATTATAAATCTCAGCCAATGAACTTTCTCTAAGTTTATACGGAGTACCATCACTCTTGGTAATTTCGTCTTTGGCTAGACAACATGGACGAGCTGTACCCACTGGACTTGCTTCTATACTAACCCAGGGTAACATACAGATATTATCATGCGTCTTGTTAATGCCTAAATGATCACGCAACTCTTGATACTCAGGGAATACTTCTTCAAAAGTTTCCTTACGCATCTCGTCTGTTTGATCATTGACCTTAAAGAATTCTTTTAATAAATGACTCTTATCATCTTGATACATAAATGTGATAATAGCTCGATAACCGGACACTGCTCGCTGTAATTGATCCTGTGGTTCTAGCCATGCAATATGTTCTTCGACTCGTTGCTTAATACGATCTTTAAATTGTATAGGCAACACGTCAATACGATCACGCTCTGGACTCTGTAAAATGTTTACGTTCCAATCCTTGGCTTTAATCAGGCCAAGCTCGACCCATTCTTTATGGAATTCTGTTAAATGCCAGGCATTGAGTATACTGACTGTACTACTAACATAAAAGTCAACATTGGGGCAAATTTCAATCATTTTGCGACGATTTTCTACTGTTTCTGCCCAGTCTTGACCCTTGCGAATGTATTCTCCACGAAGATATGAATCATCTAAACTAGCACCTACACTTACCACATCAAACAGTTTCCAATACTCAAATACCATCTTATCTTTAAGACGCATATGACTAAAGTTTGTGTTATAGACTAGTCTAACATGGAACATTTCACGACGCACTAGTTCTTCTAAGATGCGATAGTGTTCTTCCATGATCAGTGGTTCGCCACCAGCAAAGTATATCTGTTCGAGGTACGGAATATGCTCCTGCATCTGTTCCCACATATCATTTTTATCTTTACCAGAAAACATAATTTGCGGATGATTTAATTTACCAAACAGTTTAGTTTCTTCCGCAAACCAACTGCTGCTGAACAAGCTACCGCAGGTGCGGCAACTGAAGTTACATAGATTAGAGAAGCGTATGTCATAGTAGCGTAGTTTAAAGTCATCTAAACTGCCATCGGCATTAGTTTTATCTGCCAGGGCAATATGATGGCCAAAGTTTTTGTTTTGACTGTTACGCATACTAAAGAACCCGTTGTCTTCTTGTTCGTAACAACGAGTACATTCTTTACTCGGCTTGTCTTCAAGCATGTTTATGCGCATCTGTTTATATGGAGTGCCGTTCCATACTTCGGCCATGGTGTTTTCTTTAAAGTTGCCAATTGGCAAATGCATTTCACCCAGACAGCAAGGGTATGCACGACCGTCAGGGATACTGTGCATGTGTGTCCATGGTATCATACAGAAATGTTTACTTTCTATTAATTTATATGTATGATCTTCTGTTAAATCATCTTCATGTATATACACAGGTTTACGAGTATTGTAATTGTGATTTTTATGATGTACTGTTAATTTCTTGCTTGGCTCATCGCTCATAGTGTGTCGTACCAGTCCGCTAATTGTGTAAATGTATATTTAAAGTCTAGACCACGCCGCTGGTCGTATTGCTGATAAAAGTTCTTAAAGTCACGTTGTAAAATCTCACGTGATAGTGCTCCACTGTGTGGGCTGTCTACAGTCTGTAAGTACTCAATCAATCTAGTCAATTGATTATATTCAGATTCGTGTAGTTCACTGTGTGCCGCTTCGCCAAATTGTTGTAGGTCTTCGGCCATTTGTTCACGTATCTCCATAGGCAAGATCAACGGACTTTGGAAACTAGGGAATCGTAAGATGTTTAGACTAAAGTTAATTGCATCCTTGCCATAAGTGCGTTTAAGTTTTACTATCATCCATAACAAATCAGTAAGGCTTAGTAAGCATAGAGCATTGATGGTACACATAACATGTAGGCCTCGCAGTTTCTTGCTATCCAATAGATACTGTACATTGCTAACCCATTGATCCCAATCCAAGCCATCACGTATATACATTGCATGACGGCCCCACGATTCATTGCTAGTGTACAAATCCAATTCGATACCTTGTGTAGCATCTAATAACCTCTCTAATTTATCTTTCTCAAATCCTAAATTACTATTGATAGCAAGACGTGTAGTACTTTGTCCTTTGTTCTTTTGAAACCATTCTATTAGACGCCAGGTGTATCCTGACATTAACGGTTCGCCACCTGTGATGCGCAGTTCTTTTAACGTCTTGTGCAGGTCTGTTTCCCACCATTTGAAGAACGCTTCGACATAAGGATTAACTTCATCGAGCTTAAACAATTGATTGCTATCATGAGTATGAGTAAAGTGGTTACGTCCATCCGACACCAAATCGGTGTAGGCACCGTTATTCCGAATGTCTTTAACCCAAGTAGTGCTAAATGCAGGGTTACAGTAGCTACAAGCAAACTGACAAGTGCGGTCAAAGGCGATTTCCAAAGTCCGGAGGTTAACATCTTGATCCGAAGGTAAATTGTATGCATAGTTTAAATCCTCATCGTTATAAATTACAGTTTTGTACACACGATCACTAATAGGAGTTGGTACATCAACCCCATCATACTTAGGATCTTTATACATGTCTTCAATCTTCCAGCAGTATTCGCATCCGCTAGGACGATCACCTACCTGCATCTGTTTACGCTCTAATTTCTTTTGCGGAGTGTTATGGATAGCACTGGGATTAGTTTTAATTGCTTCTAGGTCAATAGCATGCGGCAATGGGTGATGACAGCTGGTAGTCTGTCCTGACCCTAACCATATAGTAGCGTTATACCATTTAGCCGCGCAGAATGATTCTGACTTAATGTCAATTACTCTGCGCTTATATTCTAAATCTGTTTCGTTAGCTATTTTCGGCATGATATTTGCACTCCTGCCAAAACTCTTTCATTTGTGGGAACGTTTCCAAAAATATTAATCCTCTGCGTTTATCGTATTCATTGAAGAACTTATAAAAGTCTGCTCTTTGTATTGTAACATAGTCTGCGGCAAGTTCGCAACCTTGTTTCATCCATTCAACATTACGTTCCATACGTTGTATTTCATAATCTTTAAAGCCTTCGAAGTTATCAGCTGTTTCGTCTGCCTGATTTGCTCGCATAAAGGTAACAACATCTTCTAATATGCGAACATAACTTGCTGGTAATATTTGTAAACTTTGATATGTTGGACTGCGTAACAACGGTGTATCAAACCATACACGTTGATAGGTCGAACTGTATTTTTTACGCATCTCTAATATCGATTCAAGTAATTGTCGCAATCCTAGTATGTTTAAATTATTCATTGTGATAATAAACGTTAGACTATTGCGATAAGGAATGTCAGTTAGAAATTGATGCGCATAAGACATACATCTAAAATAATGTAGACCGTCGCGAATATATTCTGCATGCTCGCTGTTGCCTGTGTCTAGGCTAACATACTGCATAAAATGTTCAATGCGTTCACCTTCACATAGTTGCTTAACTTTATCTATGTATTTCTTAAACAGATTACTATCCACACTAAAGTTACTGGTTACGTCAACGTGTAGATCACTCTTAGGCAGGGCAAGTATGTAATCAAACACACGATGCGTATTCTTATCCATCAGGGGTTCGCCACCCGTCATACGGAAGTGTTTTAAACTGCCGTACAGTTCTGGCCACCAACGCCAAAATGCTTCTACATAGGGATTTTCCGCACGTACAGGAATAGGCTTACGTCTGCCTTCAAAATGTTCAGGTGCATTGTGTGGAGTGCTAGTAGGATATGCTCCCCATCGGTCAATATCTTTGCCCCACTCTGTACTATACTGTGGACTGCAATAGCTACAGGCTAGGTTACAGCCGTGACTGAAGTTTACTTCAACATAACTTGGTACAACGTCTTGATCCCAAGGTGCATTTACTATAGTTTCGTAGTGTTCAGCTGCCCATGGCTCACCACTACGATAGTGTCTATCACTTAGTTGCTTATTGTCTTCTGCACTCCAACAGTAGCTACATTCTGTTGGACGTTGTTGCTCTAACATAAGTTTACGCTGTTGTTTTTTATGTGCTGTATTGTGTAAGGCACCCGGGTTAAACACTAGCGGTGCACTATCAATTTCATGTAACGGTGGATGATAGCAACTATTAGTAAGTCCTGTAGGCAAGTGTAGACTTACCTGTTGCCATTTAGCCAAGCAGAGTGCAGGACCTAACTTGTCCTTCATTTCTTCTGCCGTTGACATAAAGTCGCTTTTAGTTTTCATAATGCGGAATGATTCTTGTAACCTGCTTGTTATATTGTTGAGCTATTAATAACTGACGATTATATTCTATAGTGTGTTGCATTTTAATATTTAACTCTACCAACTCTGCTGTTGATAATTTTGCCAGACGATCAATTAATTCTAAGATAGCAAGATATCGTGCTTTACCATCTGCGTTATCATATAGCTCGGGCCAATATTCATCAAACGTTTTAAATCCTATTTGTTTTAAATAGCCAAGATAAAATTTAGATGCCATGACAATAAAAGGTTTTCTACACAATATTGCACGTGCAATCTTTTCAGTAGGATAAAATGTATTACCTAAAGTTGTAGCTTCGACTACAATATCTACAAAAATATTTTTGTATAGGTTATTAAGATCACTATTGTAATCGTAACTACCAGTGGTGTACTCGTATGCAGGTATAGGTTGAAAATATTGTTCTTTATTTTGCACCAACTGATCTAATTTAGCTGCGCCAGTTATATCCCAGGCAAATAGTTTTTGTATATCAACCAACTTGCGTGTATCTTCACTGTCTGTATTAAATCTTAATTGTAATAAACTTTTGTCATTATAATGTTGCGCTAAATGGCCTGCAATGCCAACCCGAGGTGCACTAGGTCTTCCGTAAAAACATCCAAATATTTTTGTTTGATTCCACGTATAGTCATTTGATGTTTTAAATTTTCTAGATTGTTTTAACCAATATGCCCAATTAATAACAATTCTATATCTATCGTGGCATTCAACAGCATTAGCAGTGACAATAGTAACTGAGGTAAATGTAAATAAATCGAGTATTGCATACACTCCACAAAATTGCAAGCAATGTGATTCTTGATTTACAATTAACTTAATATCTGTATGTTCGTGATCACGGCAGAATTTAATAAATGGAGTAATATTGTGCAACTGATCATTTTCTAATTGTAGTGTATACGTATTCATTGCAGTTGCTCTAATAGATAATCAGCCCATACTCGATGACCTTCAGCAAGTGGATGATTGATTCCTCTAAAATAACAGGAGTCTGATACTAATTGTTTTCGTGTCATTGCTGATTCAGTTAATCCACACATCCACTGCAATAATAAAGTTCGATCTATATCTGGTTTAAATCCAGTAATGATTCCGGGCAGTTTGTCCAATACCCAATGCGACATAATATAACAATGACCGAGATATTCTTGATTAATTATTTGTTCGCTGTATACCTGCAGCCAACTTTTAGATAAGATTGTTATAGCTGGATTCATGCCAATAGGATCAACAAAGTTAGTACCCACTATTACTTTAACGTGTTGATATTTTGCAGCTAATTCAACTATTGAATCCTGTTGTAGTCCATTATGATATTTTATAATAGAATCAAACTTATCAACTGAATCAAATGTTTGGTTACTAAACCACGTGACATAATCGTTGTGTTTGTCAAACGGTCCATCGAATGTTCGACATGCTTCGGTAAATGTGCATATGATTATAATATTAGTATAATCCAATTGCGGAATAAGGGTGTCTAATTCTGTTATTTTATTAATTATATATAAATTACAAGTACCACTCTGTCCCAGGCTTAAGAAGTCGGCACCCAAGTTAGATGCAACGATGTTTCCATACATCTTGTCTAATCTTTCCTGAGACATTGCATAATCATCTAGACAAATATCAGCACCAAATGTCCAGCTGTCACCAATGGTAACCACTAATGTATTTGAATTTCGATCAATGAAATTATATGGATAAACAGGATAAGTTCGCCAAACTTCTGGGATATATGAAAAATACTTTACTAAATTAGTATCGTGTAATCTCATTCTCTCGACATTATACCTTTGTTCTTAAATACGCTCTTGTAGTGATGTTTGAAAAATCTACTCTGCGCCGCTGTAAAATGCGGAGCAGGCAATCCTAATTTTACACTTAATGTATGTGACATTTCGTTACATTCTTCTACTAGATTTAATACTTTGTTTTGCTCCCAGATACGATTCAGTGCATCAAAGTCCTGTACTTCTCTGTAGTCCCAATCCGTAATCATGGTCATATATGTGCCTAGTTTAGCACCATACATAGCCCAGTCACCATTCTCTACATCCATGCCCACATTGTGCCATATGCTCAAGTGATCATAGTTGCGTGCGTGTACACGTCGCTCAAATTCACCAAGGCTTGGCTTTGTGCCACGATCCAAGCACATCTTAACACCTTCACGGAATCCAGCTCGCCAGGCTTGATATGAACTTTGATTTGGGTATGTTGTACTGTAGCAATCATTCATTGCCCAATAGCGTGGGTCAAAGCAAAACTCGATAGCTGTATCATCTGCACCATCACTGGCTTCGTGTGTGCGCATGTTGTTGACAAAGTCCTTGGTCCAACAACTCATGCCACCATTGCCGTACATAAGTCCGTTGATGTGATTACGAGCCTTCCAACGGAATACTACATCTCGATTGGTATCATCCAGTGTAAGTTGCAGGTTGAAGAATTCTGGATCGGGCAAGTTATCGCCATCTATTAATACAAAGCGTTCGGTGTCGCTGGCAGCCGCCGCGGCTTTGTGGGCAGCATCACTGCCCTTAACCCCATCTACACGTTTAGCCCACGGAACCATGTTTTGAATCTTGATCCAAAATTCTTCTTTCTTAGGTTCATCGTAGCTTAGATAGATGCAGGCTAAATCTGCTATATCAACGATTTGTGTCATAGTATTCTATATCCTGATAGGTGTCAGTTGGTTCTATTAGTATTCCTGCATGTTTCTTTACTGTGGCGTAGCCAGTGGTACTACTAGCTAATTGTACACGATAACCAGGGTTGTTGTCAATCTTTTTCAGCTTATTATCTACAATTGTATAACGGAAATAGTTGTCATATTCATCTCGACTAACAACAATATAGTTAGTATCCGTTGGGTGATTGATCATTGTACACATTGTAATGATTCCAAGTTCATCATAGTGCAATCTATATTCTTTAACTTCTTCTACAATGGGTTTGAGCATGGCCAATGCTTTTTCAAATTCACTTAAAGAGTTCATGTTCATACTCCTTGATTAATTCAGGTGTTACCCAGGACTTTTCATGATAGTGTATGGGGTGATATTGATTGGTGTTGGCAATACGTATCATTGGTAAGTCTGTTTCGCATACAACTAACTCAGGCCAGGGTGTACTGGTCCATGCGTTAATTGCCGGCTTCATATGTACAAAATTAATAAAATCTAAGCTGGGCAATGTGCAATCTTCTACACCAAGTAACTTTGCAGTTAGAGCATAAACAACATCGGTAGTAGGATTATCATCGCGACAGTTAAGTAATACGTTGTCACGTAGATAGGCCCAATTTTTAAATATTTGTTCTGCTAACATAAAGAATTCAGTGGCTTCACGACTGTATCTAAAATACATTAGCCCGTTGTAAGTATCGGGCAATTCATTATCGTCGAATAACTTTCTGTATTCTCGTGATGCGCTTAACTCTTGCTGATAATCTCTACATCCTGTGCTTAGTACAACATTCTTTAATCTAAAAGCAGTCCACCAATGCGCAATACTTCTAGTGAATACAATGTCACTTTCGAGTTTAATTGTTTCTTTGAATGGTGTGAGATAAAATGCCTGCCATTCATTTGATAACTTCCAAGTTTCGTCTTGGGCTAGGTCATTGTCAATAGTAACTACATAATCAAACACCTTTCGATGTTGTTCTGTTACCTGTTCAAGTGTATTCTTATCAACTGCTACTGCGTACGAACTGCCAGGCATGGTCAGTTTAATACTCATTGCTTGTACGTAAGCAAGCTGTAAGTAATCAACCTCTGCTGTATTCTGCGCAATGGTCATAAACCCCTGCTGTGCTTGATGTGGTGTTATGCGCATACTGTGTCCACCAATTGATCAAACTTTTCACTAAGCAAATAATCTTTATCCATTACGTGTATGTTTTGCAGGGCAATGACATGTGCAGAATTTTCTTCGCGTATAATCATCTTTTCGCCTGTTATTTCAATGTTTTTAATTAGTTTATCCAAGGTTAACATGGTAAAAGGTATACTTTGTGTAGTGTTAGTAGTGTACCCATTAATAATGTTGTTGGCAATGGCAAACGCATAATCATTGCGGAAATTACGTTCTCTTAAGTGATATAGTTTTTGATAGTAAGCATAGTTACGTTCGATACGACCAACTAGATCAAATAACATTTGTGTTTTATCTGTACGCTTAAATGTTATAGCAGTGGCCCATACATAATCTAAACTTAACTGACCCATGTTGCCCGACATTGACTGTTGAGGGCTTTGGTTGTAGTGCATTAACTTATAATCGACAGTGGTTTCGAGTATGGTTAATAAACTTGTATCTAACTGTAGGTAGTCACTGTCAAGTAAGATAGTTTCATCATAGGGACTAAGTTCGTACGCACGATATCTGCCACCGTTCTTCCATTCTGTGCCGCCAGCATGGCCGGTGCGATAGTTACTTAAACTAGGTACGCCCGGATCTGTGATAATGGTAGTAGGTAAGTTTAGAGTATGTTTAATTAAACGTGCGGCCTGCTCAGCGATTCGAACATAATCGACTGTGGCAGTGTTAACAGCAAATAATACAACACCTTTAGACTTTGCGGGCACGTCGGATTTCGTCATATTGAATATGCCATTCGTTCATAACTTGTTGATAGTGTTGCCGACACAATTCTAAAAATGCTAGTCGTTGTATTTCTATAGGATTTTCGTAGGTATCTTCAAGATATAAAGTATCAGCAGTCCAAGTTGATAGGAATGCTATAAGTTCCGGTGTTACTTTAAAGAGTCCATTGTTATACGGAACATGTAAATCCGTTTGTATTTTTTCTTTAAGTATGCGTTTGTTGGTTTGATAATCCGTTGCTTGTTTAATTTGAGCAACTAGTTGAGTAATTTCTGTTGTCATAATAGTAATTAGCCATAAAAATAGGTAAGTCAAAATAACTTACCTATAGTATAAGACATTTGTATTAAGTTGTCAACTATGAAATGGTTGGTGTACCCCATGAGTTAGTTGTTAAGTATGTTGATTCTGGGAATACAATATCAACTGCCATTCTGTAGGTTAAACTTAATGTATCATCCCAAGTTTTGTCAGCAACAGTGAACACAGTGCGGAAAACTACGTTTAATCCGTTTGAGCCGTTAGTAGTGTCACTACTGCTTGTATACACTTGTAAATACCCAGTGCTTGCTGTGTAACTTGCTGTGGTATCAGTTACTTGCACTATAGTAGCCGGTGTGTTAAGTACGTTAGTTCTATAACCAAGTGCTGTATTGTTGGTATTTAAGGTAATACCAGACCCAGTGCGACCAGTGTTTGTAGTATTTTTAAATCCAACGCCGCCCAAACCAGTTACTAGTCTAGCAAAACTGTTTTCTGCTCCACTATCAGCTGAGTTAACTGTACTTAATCTTAAATTTAATTGTCCACCTGCATTAAAGAAATAACGTGCTGCATCCGCACTAGCAAAAGTTACCACACGATTCACTGTATAACTACTTAAACCAGTTGTACTAGATACAGTTGCATCAAAGTTAGCACCAGTAGTTGTAGCACCTTGCGCACTGTATAAAGCCGCATTTGTATTAATTGTTGTCACCGCAGTTGCTACGTTGGCAAAATATGTAATAGTCTGTCCAGCAGTATAGTTACCACTTAATTGTGCACCTGCACCACTTTGATGTCCCAATGCGCCATTAAGTAGTGTTAGTAATCCACTCCATTGTGTGGCTGTTACTGTTCCAGCGGCAGAGACTGTATTGATTGCACTAATAGTCTGTCCGTATCCTGTGGCACCTGTGCCTACACCCATAACATACGCAATGTTTTTAGTAACATTGGTATAGGTACCTTGAGTGCCGCCCCATGCTAGATAGTTATAGTCTGTAGCTTGTATTAAGCCAGCCGATGCGTATGCCATTCTTATTTCCTTAACTGTTTACACTTTATGTATTTATTATAATATATTATTAAAAAATATTTATATACTAATTTAATGCTACCCACGCAGAACCGGTATATCCATAAAATGTTGTGCCAGCAGTTACAAATACTTGCATGCCTGCTGTAGGTGAAGTTATTGCTGCATCACGTGCAACAGTTGTTGCATATACAGCATTTTTTACGTAGCCGCTGGCAGTTACGTTGGTTGCCGTTACATTTCCTGTTAAATTACCTGTTACATTACCTGTTAAATTACCTGTTACATTACCTGTTAATGTAGTAACATACATGTTAGCAAATTTAGTGCCACTTGCACCAATATTAATTGTATTAGTTGCGTTTGGTAATATATGGTTTGATGCAATAGTAATGCCTTGACTTAATGTATAGCCAGTTGTAGTTAAATTACCAGTAACACTTGCTGTACCTTGTGCAACTAAACTGCCAGGTAAGGTAACTGCGGCCGTTGTACCGTTAATGCCGATGGCTTTGGTATTTACACCACCTTTATTAACCCATAAATTCAAATCACCATTATTTGTTACATTAGTTAAACTAACAGTACCACTAAGAGTGCGAACTTCTAAATCACTACTTACATTCAATCCTGCGGCTACGGTTAAATTCCCAGTAGCTGTGGCATCAATATCACTGCGTAAGTATGATGAAACACCATTAAGTGTCAGAGCACTACTAGCATTACCGGTAAATTGTACTCCAGTCAATGAAGTTGAACTAATTAGATTTAATCCTGGTTTAAGGGTAGTGAATCCAGTAATTGATGTTTGGGGTGTAAATTCACTATCTTTACTCAATACAGCAATCACAGTGTTTGAAATATAAAATTTAACAACCACATGGCTAATCGAACTGCTGTCTAAGATTGTTTCAACTAGTGCGCCCGATGTTCCTACTGCCGATGTATATGCTGGTCCGATGGCTACCCATTCTATTCCGCTCCATACCTTGAGTTGTGAAACAATAGTGTCCCACCATAAATCGCCAACATAGTTATCCACTGGAGTTGTAGAACTACTTGTACTTGCTGTAAGTGCTTTCCACAAAGAATTTCTACGTAATTTAATTATTTTATTAGTAGAATCATACCATAGTTGACCATCAAGACTGTATGACGGCTCGGATGTGTTTGCAAAATTTTCAAGTAACTTAACATAATTTTCATTAAGGAACAACCCGTATCCGGCATAGTTTTTACCGATTAAAGTTAAACTAGTAACGGTATTATTAATCGTACCATCCGTAATACGTGTAAGTGTTGCGCCGGCTGTTGTGGTTACTGTATATGACATTATCTTTACCTATTATGTATTATTTATCTGTTCTAAGCTGTGTATTGGAACCAAAAATCGCCATCGTGTGATCCAGTGTCATTGACTCCGAGCTCAGGTGCATCTGTACTAACAAATTTAGCACTGCCGTCCCACCATGCTCCGGCTGTTCTTACATATTGTGTAGTTGCAACTGCAGCATTACCTGTACTGGTATATGTCTGTGCCTGCGTTGCTGCTGTTGCACCCGCGAGTAAATTTACACCACTTGCACTAGCAGTCATTACACTAGTGCCATCTATTGCTAAATTTGCACTACCTGTTCCACTATCAATAATTTCTAAGAAACTATTAGCTTGATATATTTTATTTTTTAAGAAACCAGAATTATTAACGACAAATTCTGTAGTAGCAATCGCAGTATTTGCTGTTGATGCTGGCATAGTAATTGCAGTTGATACTCCTGTTAAAGTTGCATCAACAAAACTACTGTCAACGTAATTTTTTGTAGCAACACCCAATGTTGTAGTTGGGTCAGCAGCCACTTCAACGACTCCGGTTGCACCATTAACTGTTAGATACGTTGTACTGTTTGTAACTAGATTAATATCACCGTCGGAATTATTTGTTATCGATGCATCTACACCAGATACAGATAATGTTAAATCTAATCCTGCACCAATAGTAATGCCACTATCATTTACAATACGTAGATTACCAGTAGTACTATTGTTAATATCTGTACGGAAATAGTTACTAGCAATAACACCACCTAAGTAACTAGCATTATTAGCAGTACCCCAAAGTGTTTGAGTACTACGTAAATTGTGTCCAGTTTTAATAGAGGTAAAGCCAGTAATCGCAGTTCCTGGAGTAAATTCACTATCTTGGCTGATAATTGCTGTGCGGGTGCCATCTATGTATAATGATACAACATTATGAATTGCAGAACCAGTGTCTGTAATTTGTTCCCACAATGCACCACTCTTGCCGTTTACTTTGCTCCATACTGGGCCAACTAATTTCCAGCCATCGACATCATACGGAGTTGTGCCATCATATACGTATAGTTGTTCAGCATAGGTATCCCACCATATGTCGCCTGCGACTACTGTCGATGGTGCACCAACTATATCACTATTCTGCGCAGTGGCACTACTGATAATTTTAAAATATGTACCAGTGTATACTTTTAATAATTTAGCCGATGTGTCCCACCACAATTGCCCACTTAATGGATTGCTTGGTTCAATGTCATAGGCAAAATTTTCAAGTAATGATACTAGGTTATCAGTCATTATCTGACCGTAGTTACTGTAGTTACGACCAACTAATGTTAAACTAGTCTGCGCAGTATCTACAGTACCATCTAGGATAGTACCAAGTGTTGTTCCGTTTGTTTTTCTTATTATATACGCCATTTTATTATCCTAGTTATGCAGTAGTACTTAAATTAGTCAGTGTTTGTATGCGCACCGTGTAATCAATTTGAATCAATCTGTTTAAGGATTTTTGCACCGGACTAAAAATCACGTGTGTCAATAGTTTACCAAGTCCTTCACCCGACGATGTAAATCCTTTTAGGCCCAGTTCGTCAAAGACAAATTGACCGTTCAAGTCTTGACTGTTGTCAAACACAGCTTGACCGCTAGGCTCGCCGTAGTCTAATAAACAACTTACAATAATGTCACTATAGATCTGTCCAGGAGTGTGTATAATTACCATTTTATTACGCAATGGGTCACCGTTGGCAGCATTTGTGTCATCGATAATCTTAAAATATTGTGGACTATACAAGTCAGCATTTTGTACGTTGGTGTTTGTAGGCAAGTATGTAATAACACCAGTGGGGTCAACTGTAGTACCGCCATTACCAAAATGCATTTCAGTAATAAATTGTGTGCCTTTATTACTTAAACTTTGTGCAATTGCTTCACTCATATTTTCATAATGAATAGCGTTGCGTTTGTTTACGTACACTTCATTAGTCTCAGGATCAAATATCTTAATATGACCTTGAAGGTGTATACCACCACGCTCATCAGGTTGTTTAGCTGGTGCAGTAGTTGTTTGTGTTTTCATTGTTAAATCTTGCATTTTTTTATCCATATACTTATTTATTTCAATCCTACTAACAGTTATTGTATTTACCGTATACTTAAGGTGCGATTAATGTTGCTGTGCTAGCTTTTAAGAATGTCACTTGCTCAGTTGTTGCTCCATTAAATCCTGTCCCATCTGTTGCTACTCCGCTACCTAAATTATACCATACGTTGGTTGTATGCAATGATATATTAGCTACAATAGTTACGTTACCGTTGCTATCAACAAATGGGTTGCCAGCATCGTTTCTACCAACCGGCACAATACTTAATGGATACACATTACCTGTGCTTGTTCCATTTATTATTATCGCTGAACTAAGTGATACATTGCTAGTTATTGTAGTTGGATAGATTGCAACATTAGATCCATTAATTGCAATATTACTACCAGCTTTACCAGTAGTTAATGTTGTAATTCCATAGTAACTTAATGAAATGTTGCTAACATTAGCACCGCTTGTTAATACTGTTAAATTAGCACCAGTCGATGATTGTGTTATATAATCACCAGCAGTTACAGTAACATTTCCACTTAGAGCTACATCATTATTTTGATATGTTAGACTATTTGTATTATTGCGTATAACCAACAACACTCTTGCAACTGAATCAATACCAGCTACTGTCATCGACGCACCAGATACAGATTGTGTTATTACATCACCAACATTGGCACTTACGTTACCAGTTAATGAAAGATAGTACGAACGAGTTGTTGTTACCGTATATGGTGTAATTGTGCTAAGTGAAATATTAGAAACTACATTTGGCACAAGTTGATCAATGCTACCATCAGTTATAAGTGTTCCAGCAGTGTAAAGTGCTGGTGTACCTGTACCTTGTGTGCCTCGACGTATTTGCCCAAGTGTATTTGTTAATAGATTACGTGTGTAATAAGTTATACGTTCACCATTAATAAATATCACGCCAGGGATAGCAATTTGTCCTAATCCTACTGTGTCGATAAATGGTGCAGTTAACTTACTTGCATCTGCCACAACAATTGTAGTGTCGGTTATTGCTAAATTAGAAGCAAGTGTTGTTGCATGTGCATCAGCAATACGTAAATAACTTTCTTCACGCATCATATTACTAAACATTCTATAGGCAATTACATCAACATTACCGTTAATTTTAGTATAGACCTGCATGTCTAGTGTGTCAAATACAATACCAGGAACCATTTCTTCTGGAGCATGTGAACTGTATGCATCAACATACGCACCACCGACAACATCGATATCTTCAGCACGTGTACCAAGAGCTAAATCGGTATAGTTACTCTGTATAATTGTGTCAACAGCAGCATCATCTAGCATAGGCAAGCCGTCAACATCGTATTGAATATTATCAAACAAGCCGTTATCAAATGGTGTTGCTCCATCAAATTCCGGAGCTTGATTAAATTCGATTCCTTGTACTTGTACCCCCGGATAATCAATGCCGCGTAGTAATTGCCCCATATTTCTATAAGATGCAATTAGAACATTGCCCTGAGTTTGTGTTTGGGGGCGTTCTAATTTTAATGCTGTCAGATTAGTTGCCTGTGGGTAAACGCTAGTAGTTGTGATTGTTGAATTATCAACAATACTAATAACATCGGTTAAATTAAACTCATGCTCAGTTAAGTATGCGCCTACACGATATGCATTGGTTATATTTCCAAATATTGCAGGCAGAGTTGTGAGGATCTGTACATTAGCTGTTACAAATACATTTGCCCAATATGATGTAGCAACATTGCTAGTAACATTATATATGTTTGATACCCTGGTTTGAGTTAAATAATCACCGACGTTGGCAGAGATATTACCACTTAATAATAATATTCCAGATACTGCTTCAGTGATTATTGTTGCATTAGCAGAATTACTGCTAATAGTCATATTTTTATGCAATCCAGGAGTGGCTGTTACAAATAATACATTGGAGTTTGTGACAGAGGCCGCGATTGTAATATCTTTATTAATCGTTTCGATTGCAGGCATGGCAGCAGTTGGTTCGTAGTATCCTACAATACGATCATTTGCATTGGTAAAATTAGCCGAACTGTATCGTGTATAATCCTCAGTGTGTACAAACGTAGATCCCGATGTTATGTTTGCATTTACTATAAATGCATGACGAACAGCACCGGCCAGTGAACCCACATGAGTTACAATATCACCAGCAGTATAAGCAGTGTTAGCGGCCCATTCCTGCACAGAACTAGTGTAACTAACTCTATCAAATTTTAATGTTGTATTAACACTTCTAACTTGTTTGTTTTTAAGTATTGCATACGCAGTTGCAGGTATAGTGCATCCACCATTAATAATCACGGTCGGTGTTATATAATATCCACTGCCAGATGTTAAAAGTTCAATGCTAGTTACTGCGCCTGAGTCAAAATCAATAATTGCACGGGCAGTTGCGCCTGTGGCTGCAAGTCCACCATCGACAATAGTAACTATCGGTTCTGATGTGTAGCCACTTCCACCGTATTCTACTACGATACTTTCAACACGATGATTTCTATTTGCATACCATTGATTGTATGTGTCAGTTTGCCATAGAGCCTCGTCTTTGATTACATCTTCACCACTAGGGCTACGGAATATTTTAGTATCCGTATCGTAATATGGAGATAGATCGAAGTCAGTTACACTGCCTGCAAATTCATCAGTACTGTCATAGTTAATAGAGTATTCACGTATTTTAGTTGAATACGGTTTAACCTCAGTAATATAACTTTCATAATACGTTTGATTATCTTTAATATAATTAGGATATTGTAATAGTGAACGCAATTTATGCGATACACTAATAAAACTAGTTTTAAATATCCAGTCAACATATTTTTGTTCATTGAATAGATAGTTAATCATTACAAAGAATAATTTATTAAATTCTGTGTCTAACTCGCCAACAAAAATATCATCTTTAAGTGCAGTAATTATATAACGAATTTCAGTAGTTGGGGTTTTATTGTTAACAAAATTACCATTTGATGTTTTTAATTGAATAGTTCCGTCTTGTATACCGACTACATCAAATTGATTATTGCCATTGAGAACAAGTAAATTCCATCCGCGATTGACTCCGTTGGCAACTCTGACTAAAACATCATCGCCGACTGCTACTGGTAATTTTAATGCATCAGTTAATGTGTCAACTACATATTCAAGTTGAGTATCTGTACCATAACCGGGCGCATACCAATCAACATAATCCCAATACAAGTCGGTTTTGTAACTTTGTGTTCTAATAGCGGTCCAAGTTTTATCCGCAGACAATTCATATAATACCCATAAATTATCCTGGGTAGTATCTTGATTTACTAAAACTTTGTATCCTGCGGTTAATAATGCCACATCGAGATAATCTAATTCTATTTCTGTTTCAATTTTTAAATCGTACTCTCCCAATTTAAAACTAGGCTCTGCTTCAGCTGAACTAATAGTAGTTAGGTCACAGTTTCTTGTAATCGGTTTAGTTATCAAAATACTGTTAGCATATTCTACTAAGTTAGCATAGGCAGCAATTCTGTCAGCAAATATAGCCTGACGTGGTCTTGTGCCTAAGCCAAATTTATCAGCAACGCTTAGTGTTGGGTCAGGCACCTCTGCACCCAGTATATCGATACCAGCCAGACTATCAATTAATTTATTAATAATCTTAGGAGATATTATACTATCTGCATTTCCTTTTTGTACTAGTTCATATTCACTATGAATAATATTAGTATTCTTAACTGTATTATAGTCAAGGTGCAATATAGTAGTTTGCGCAGACAGATAATCAGCTACATTATATACAACAACTGAATTATTCTGTATAACTGCCGCATACGGAATGCCTTGATTTTTTGGATTTTGTATTATATCCTGTATTGATGTTGTGGTCAATTGTCTAGTTTCGTTAGTTGGATCAACAGTTGTTTTATCTTTGACCCAGTAGAAATATTTAATACTAATAATGTTAGTAACTTGATCAACATAAACAAGTTCAACATAAGCACTATCATCGGCATATTTAGGCACGCCATCACCACCGTTGGCAACATAAGCACTAGGTAGATATATACTTTCTACCCACTCTAACACTTCCACAGTTGATCCAGGGAATAAATTACCCCAATTAATACTGCGATATGTTAATGTATCTTGCTCATAATCTATGTAACTAAGTTGACTTAGATTCCACCACACTTCACCAACTTGAGTAGTACTCCAGAATATATTATCGTTTAGGCTAACTGCGGTGTTTGTTCCGCGATTGTATATTGCCGGATCATAGCCAGTTTTGTATGATATTTCCTGATCTGCACGACCGAGGATTTTGCCTTTGGCAGGATCAATGAATTCCAATGATGTTAAAATAGTATTTGTTAAATTACTGTATAGATACATTCTAGTAACTGATTCGATGTCTACACGTGGCTCTTGATATCTAATTAAACTCCAACCACGACGACCAGTCGGATTGTTAAACAAGTAGATACTGCCACCATTTTCTATAGTAGTATCATCAGTTGGTGCACTTACTACAATATGTCCACCGATTACATCAAATGCCGCGCCAAATCCGTCGCCTGAGTTTAAATCTGTTGGATCGAGTTGTTGACAGAATGCATAACGTCCTGGATTCTCAACATGGTCACGTGGGTCATCATATAATTCATATGTGTAAACACTACCACTTGCTTTAACTTCGTCTAATAGTGCTGTAGAATCATCATCGAGTGTTGTGTTAATATTGTGCAGTGTGCTAGTTGAATCTAATAGATATTGTTCTGGATTTACTATTAATTCGTTATAGGTTAGACTGGTTGGGTCAGTGTCAATAATATATTCAGGTGCGTTAGGATATAATAAGTCTGTATGCGCATCAAATGTAGCATAATGTTTTGTTGTTCCACGTTCACTACTAATAACCAGCATGTATGCATTGCGAGCCAAGATAACTTTAGTACCAAAATATTCATTGTTACTACGATATGGGTTAACAATAATCTGCATGAACGCAAATATAGCCAAGCCTGCATCTTCATACACTGTACCACTGCCTGATAAGACACGTAAGCGATTTTTAGCTACAGTTTTATCACTGTCTAATCTTAAGTATCCATTTTCATTAACTGCGGTGATACCTAATAGGTTAGCATCATTAATATCTTCGATTAAACTATCTAAACTTGTACCAGTCACAGTAATTTGGAAGTTATCTAGTCGAATTGTATTGCCTGGAGTAAACGTTGGATTTTGTGTATAGCCTGTGTTAGTACCGTACAAGGTTCCTCTGTTATGGAATTTCCATACTGCACCAGTATTGTAAATTGTACCGGCATTATAATAAGGAGCACCAATATAGAATGCGCAGTTGTTTGAACAGATAGTCAGGGCTGTACCAAATCGTGCACCTTCTTGAATAGCATTTAGACTACCATCTAAACTGTCAATGCCAATCAATCTTTCTAATAGAGTAAATTCATTTGTTTCAACATTGACAACTTTACCAACACCTAATGGAACATTTAATGTAACTGTATTAGTTCCCGGGGTTGCAGTATATTCGCTGCGAGGCAATTCAATTCCGTCAACAGTTACTTTATACACAGGTGCAATTGTTTCTACTGTGGTATACACTGTACCAGTTGTACTGGTAAATGCTTCGATAACACGATCGTATGCGTATACTGCGCCGGCTTCATCGAGCAAGTCGCCACTAGAGCCAATTACACTGTCAGCTGGTGCGCCAACACCAAGTTGTGCACCGTTTAAACTAGCATCAATACAAAAACCAAATTCACTGCCCGCCGGTCCGTTAATAGTTTTAACTAATGTGTAGTACGGACCTTGTGAAATTGTTAGTGTACCATTAACATTTCCAGATATAAATGTTATAGTTGTGCCAGATAATGTGTAATCAATATTTGGAATGTATGTACGTGTTGAGCTAGTCACAACTAGTGCATTTGCATCATTAGTAACTTCGGGTGTAAATGGTACTGTTATTGTAGATACAGAACCAGATGTAGTAACATTTCCCGTAGCTTTAGTTACAAAGCGTTGTAAGCCATATACATACACTTTTGGAGTTGCTTCGTACGGAGCGCCAACATACAACCAGTGGCCTAACTCATCAAACGCAAAGCCATAGCCAAACTGTCCATCGACAGCACTAACATTGCCTGTAATAACCTGTCCTCTATTCCATACAGTTTCGCCTTCAAGTTTATTATAGGTATAGATTAAACCAACATTAGCGGCGCCGCCGGCACCAGAACTTGTTGGTGCGTTAACTGCTAACGTTTCTCTTCCGGCAACTCCATCATCAATGAACGGATCAACTGCTGTATCAATGTGCGAACCGTAAGTAAATGTATTTGCACCATCAGGTGTTATAGTTGTCGATTCAGTATAGACATTTGAAGTATTTTTATCAAATACATTTACTGCACCTGTGTTAGTAGAAACAGATAAGTTTGCATACAAAGTGGTACCGACAAAAATAGTTTGCTCGATGTTGTCAATCATTTTTAATGCTTGACCGTAGCCTATGTTTGCAGAATATTCATTATTAGTTGTTAATGAAGATACTGTAGTGTTTGCTGGAAATATATTATTAGTACTAACTATCTGACTTGTGCTTACATTAGATGCATTACTACTAGTAAGGAAATTTGATATAATGCCCACTGCATTACCTGTAATAGTTGTGATATTAGTCACAGCATTTCCGCCAATGGTTAATGTACTAGTTGCATTGGCCAGTGCCACATTACTAAATGTAATGTACATATCATTGGTTTTAACTAGACGTTGATCCATTTCCCATGGGTGTGTTTTTTCGTATACTTTCCATGTACCGCTTGGTTGCGTACCAAATGGCTGGCCTTGTACAGCATTAGTTTCCGCATCTTCATCGATCCAAATCTTTTCACCGACTTTCCATTGATGCGGCGGCGTATATAAACGTGCAGTTTCCATGTAGTTAAAACGTACACTGTCTAGAATAAACAACATGCCGTCGCCATCTAAGGTAGTTAGTTGTGAAGTGTCACCTGCGTATCTGACTAATATGTTATCAAGGTCTATTACACTGTCGACTTGATAGAAGCCGTCGAACTCAGTGGCAAAACTACGAACTAAAAATATGTCGCCAGCAACCAATCCATGAGGATTAGTGGTGGTAAATGTTACATATCCATCTAACGAGTTAGCCACTGATGTAACTGTATTATCAGTTTCTGTTACTCGATATACATTCCAGTTTTGCGAAAAGTCTTTTGCACACCATATAGTATAGCCAGTACCGATTGCAGATAATTGATTGTTCAAATCAGTGAAGTTGGCTAGATCAAATATAGTAGTATCAACATCATCGATATTTACATATCCAGCAGTAGTGATATCGTTATTGTAATCACTTTGTGCATCTCTATCTAATGCAATAATTCCGTTATACTGCTCGGTTGATTTATATAATTGTGATTTGTTAAATGTAGTTACACCGTCACTGCTGGAATCAGTTACAAATGTAGCAGTTGCAGGATTAACTGAAAATGCTTTTTCATCGAGTGCAATTTCCACGTATGGGTTTGTATCTAATGCACCATATTCGCCCACACGTATTGCCCATTCTTCATAGAAATTTATGGCACTGCTTAAATTATTAAATTCTGCACTGGTCAATTGATTAATTGCATTAGCAGAACCTTTTTGTTTAATGAATCCTTTGTATAATTCAATTTGTGTCGTATCACTTAAACCAAGATCTGACAGATATTGACGTGTTTTAAATCCAATTAATCCATGGCTGTAGTTGATTTGATCCGCATCTTTAAAATTTGTATATGAATCATAATATACCTGAGATTTAGCAGCAATGGTGGCAAAGTTTGGCAATAGCCCTTTTTTAATTTCACTTGCGGCAATTTGTTTCCAATAAGCAAAGGCAAATTCAGCATTAGTTGTTTGAGTAACATTATTCAATGCAACATAATATTGATTTTTATATTGTACTAGGTCACCTTTTAAATAATCTTTATTACTGGACCACGCATCTATGTTGCCAGAATTGTAGATGAAGCCTGGCGCACTTAAACTGCCATCCCAGTCTGCGGTTTTTTGTCCAATCAATTTTAACCTGTATTGTCTATTACCAAGTTCAGGTTTGTAAATGATATCATTAAACACTGTGGTGTTATCAAAAATTAACACATGCTCGTATTGTACTAGATTTAATTCAATATAGCCAATAACTGCATCATTGGTCAATGTTAATTTAAATGCAGTTGGGCTACGTAACACATTGTAATTTGTAGTTTTAACCAAGGCAAAATTTTGATCTAATACTTTTGAACCATGCTGACTATCAGTAATTGCATCAGTGATTGCACCAACTGTAACTGCATTTATTGTGTTAGCCACCGGTGATAATACTAAGATACTGCCCGGTGCCCAACCTTGCTGTGCCCAGAATAAGAATTCTTTAGTTGATAGTTTCCAGTTGCGTGTTTCGCCTAGTTGTTCATCTGTGTCATTGAAGGTAAAACCCTGCGCCATTAAATATCTTTCGTAGCTAATTAAGAAATCAGCTATTTGTTGTTGGCTATTAAACTCATACCCATAAGGTACGGTTAATTTTAAGTTTTGATAATCTTTAAACACTGTTACTGAATTAGTTAATACAGTAATTTTGTATGCATTTGAATTTATCACACTTGGAATAATAGTAAAGTACGGGTTAGCTAAATTATACCCACGTACACTATAGCCATTTGTGGTCTTTTCAATAATCACACCACTGTAGACTAGTTTGTCAACAGGCGTCGATTTATACAAATGTACATTATAATTTTCATTTGGTACAATAATACTATCATTTGTACTGGTCGGTGAACTTTGTTCTGCTAAAATTTGTAGATATTTTTGATCACTAAATCCGGCCAGTTTATATGCAAGATTAATTTGATAATGTGATATCAGCGGAGTAATAACAGTAGCAGGATCTACACCTTGATGTATTAAAAAGTCAGCAATCCAGTTTATATAACCGGCGGTTCTAACCACAGTGCCAGCTGATGTGTCACCATTGAATGTCAGTGATGTTTGTTTAATGTGATCATTGGTATCAGTTACATATTGCTCCAACATAGTATTTTTTGAATAACGTGACACATCCATTAATAGACTAAAATACTTGGCTGGTTTAGCCAATGCCAGTGCTTGTTGTACAGCAAACGCAAAGTCACTGCTGTGGCGCCACGCTGTTTCGACCGGTCCCTGTTGTCCTACTGCCCATGCAGTTGCCGCATGAGTAGCATTAAATGATGCAGTCATTATTGCTGCCGGACTTAATAAAAATCCGTTTGCATCAACTGGTATAACTTCTGACAATCCAGGGCGTGCAAAGGTTGTATCTATACCTGCGCGAGTACCTTGTTTAATCAATCCAGCTTCTAGGTCGTCCCATAGTAATTTATTGCCGCCAGTATAAGGTGCAGGACCGTATTCTTCTACCCACCATGATGGCATGGTAGAGAAACCCAACATCTCCCACGGAGTTAAATGCGGACGTAATGTATCATAGAAATATTGATAGCATGCTCTCCAACTACCTGGTAATGCTTCACTATCAATTCGATCCACAAAACGGCTGTAATTCCATGTAAAGGGATCATTGCTGTCAAATGTGTCGTTGACTGTGAAATCAATTTTATTATTGCCTATCCATATAAGGAAATTCTTAGACGTTAATTGATTTATTTCATTTATCGAATAATCATTATTTCTAAATTTACCCGGCATTACGTTATAAATGTCTTGATAGCTACCGATATCACGCAGCGTGATGTTATTGTATATACGTTTTTCTAACTCTAATAAAAATTCATCTCTATAATCATCAAATGCTGGTGTTATGCTACCGTCGTGGCCGCGAATAACATTAATGGATGTACGATAGGTATCGTCTAAAAAGATCTCAGGAATAAATTTAGGATATAACCCTAACTTAGTTGGAGTTTCTGGTACATAAGATCCATTAGTATCTGCATATTCTACAATTTTAACATTGTCATCAACTTCCAAAGTAACAGTGTCGGTAAACGTTATTGCTGGACGATCTGTATCAAATGTATAATCTATATCTATTATTAACTGTACATCATTTAAATAAACAAGTACTGCTTTATTACTTAATGCACGGGCATCGAATGTTGTAGTAATTTCATATGAACGAACCAATGGGTCAAATATTGTATAGCCCACGCCATTGACAATATTTTTTAATGTACCATACGGTATCATGTCACTGTAATACCAAGGGAACGTACTGTTTTTAATCTTATTAATTTCGGTTATGATTAAATCAACACTGGCCACAGGATCAGTCGGTTGTATGCCAGACAAAGTTACACTTAACTCTAAAAATTTATTTTTAAATCTAGCATATTCTTGCTGTGCGTAACGAACGGCGTCAATAAAGTTTGTGCTGTCATTTACTAAAAATAATGCTGCATTCGATAAAGGTGCACTGTGTTGTAATATGGTGCCGCCTTGTGATTTAATCTCAATATCTCTAAGATTACTATCACTGAGTACATCACCCACTAACTCTGTACTATTTTGACTTAGTTCCACTAGGTGATTTCTGATTTGACCCAATGTCAATGTTGATAAATCAGTATTTTGTGCATTGAGCTCTAGATTTTTTGGTATCTGGTATTGCCCAAGCGCACTTACTTCATTACTATAGACTAGAATGTCGATCTTATCACCTATAGTAGGTGCAGTGGATAATGTCAATGCTCCATTTGTTAAAGTCCATTGAGATGTTTTTAAGAATACATTATTTTTATAAACTTTAACATATGGTATCGTAACTGCATCTGGTACAGTGACATCAATTTTAAATGGACTATTAATACCATCGTATACATAGGTAATCAATTGATATTGATTATTTTTTTCAGTAACTGTATTCCAATTATTTTTTGGTAGTGATGTGTATCTATCTACTATTTGATGTAGGAACCCTGTGGCAATTCGTTCAGTAAGTTGAGTTTGATTAGCTACATAACTAAACGTATCAGTATCAAAGTAATTGATGAATTCAATATTTCCCTGAGTTTGGAATGATGTGTAAGTCAGCGGAAAGGCCAATACTGAATCAGAAATAGTGCCGGTACTTGATCTGTTGTAGCCAAATAATCGTGTGCCGGTAAACGTACTCAACGGATAAAGCGAAAAACTCTGTTCAGCACTATCGTACATGTCAAATAACGGATCTTGTTGTAGGCTAGTTTTTTGCTGACTAGCTATCCAAGTATCACCATTGTACCACCACTGAGTGCCTTTGTAAACACCATCAGTTATAACTACAGAATCGTAAGTTTCAACTGCACCATCGGCAGCTGGATTTAAATTTATATATTTGGGCCCAGTTAATAATCCTTCACCATCAATTGCAGTTTGCACTAAATTAAGTACAAAAATTTTATTACGAACCAACGGATCAACATCGTTGGCAAATATAACTCGCATGCCATCAAATAATGTGACTCCAAACGCTACAGAAAATACCTGTCCATTCAAATTATTAAATGCATCTTGTGTTGTAGTATCTAATATATCAACTGGTGCTTTTCCAATCCTGCCGTAATTGAACAATTGCAGGTCTGATTCAAACTGTACAATTGGACGACGTGCGCGAAGGTCTTGGTCAAATATATATTGTTCATTGTTATAGGTAGCAGTGGCAGTGATTATATCTCGATGGAACCATCGATTATTTCTCGACCATGCATTTAAATCTACACTAGCTCTGTTAATGGTAATATATTCTGGATACACAGTGTCTCGACGTGTATTGATTACTGATGTTCCGCTGGCAATGCCTGTTCCAGTTATAGCCGATCCATTTACTATTGAAGATACATCGCTCAATGTAACAATGTACAAAGATCCAACTGTAACTTCATAATATACTTCAACTTCAATAGTGCCAATGTTAATAACAGTACCTGCAGGGATTACATCTGTAGTAACTGCACTTAAACTAATTCTATTCAATGGATAATTAGTGATAATCTCATCATTGTAGGGTTCAGGTGTAACTAATAATGTTGTATCAACTAATTGTATGCCTGTAGCAGACCCTACTCCTTCTACATAATATTCCTTATCCTGATATGTTGCTGGGATAGCATCAGTACCAAATCTTATTTTCAATCCGCTAGTAAATACCACTCCATTGGGACTGGTGTATGTAGTTTTTCCTAAAATATCATTTTCAACATCTATAGACCAGCCAGCGATATCAACTAGTTTAATTGTACCATAGATAGACGGATTGTTACCATCTTGAAAGTACAAAGTATCTTGTATACTTGATATCACAGGAACAACATGAAAAAATCCATCATAATCTTTAAAGAATTCTTTATTGGCATTAACTACACCAGATCTGATATAGACCTTTTCGTTGATTTGTACATCTTGTACACAGGCCAATCGAATTAATGGATCGTTGATATCACCACTGTCTGCAAATTGTACACGCCAAACTCCGTAACGTTGTGCCTCGGGTATTACCTCGCCGGCATTATAGCCAGACACAATATCACCGTTGCCATCGTAAACATTAGGTACAGTCCATGCTTCTTCACCACGGTTTGTTAATAAATTTTGATCAATGAATATTGCAGTTTTACCGTTGAGTTGAGTAGCAACACCTGCATAGCCTGGAAACGCAGCAAGGAATTGACTAACAGTATGATTTTGTATATCAGCATAGGCAAGAGGCACTGCGTACTCTACGTTGGCCACTACATTCATTAACACATATCTGTCTTGGGCACTTGCCTGCGGCACATTAAATGTAATTGTACCCGAGTCTGCACCGTTGTTAATAACTCCGAATACATCACGTGTACTAACTGTCGGAGTTGCATTTACTAGACCATCTACACCTAATTCAGTTTGTATCCAGAATTGATTACCCAATTGATCAACTTCAAATGTGTATCGGCCACCACGTGCTAGAGTAAGAGTATTTTTTGTCGGGCTAGTAGATGTAAACTCGTAACGAGACGAACTTACATTACGAACAACATTATAGGTTTTTTCTAAATCAACTCCGCTGGTGTTAACATCAACAGCGTTTGGACCATCTGCAAGCCAGTAGTATTGACTAAAATTAATAAATTTATCAAATGATATTTGTGGGTCAAAGCTATAATATTCGTCGTCAAATAATCTATCATGGTTTGCAGTTAGCCCACCATAATATTCAATTTTGTTTAACAGATCAGTATAACTGGCAAAAAATGTAATTTCTTGTCGATCATTGCGAACAACAATACCTGGTTCAAGTTGATACTTTTGTCTTTCAGCTGAATTTTCGATTACATAGCTGTCTTTACTTTTATAAGTTGGAGCAAATGTTCTTCCGATATAGCCGTGTATATTTCTTAAATTTGGCTCAGTTACTAACTGATCCATTGTTGCCGACAAAAACTTATTGTTAGTATCGGTTTGAAATATGGTAGGAAGAAAATTTGAAGTCTTTTTTGTCGCCATGTCGTTATAATCTCAAGTGTTATATAGTATTTAAGCCAATACAGTTTGGTTGATTTGCGCTGCGGTGATTGCACTAATAATCTGTACATTGTCCACAGTTGCAGCACTTACAATAATTTCATTATAGTTTGCATTGATTTGTAGTAGGCTACCGAATGTGCCAGTTTCACTCGATGGAACAATAGTGATACTTGCAATATTAGGTGCAAGCACACTATGCAGGTACGCACTCAATTCACTGAAGTAGAATGTTTCACCAAAGTCCCAGTTAGCTACATCAAAGTAACTGTTAATTGCATCAATGACTTTAGTTTTAATATCATTATCACTGACCACTATACTTGTATTTTTTACCACTTTAAATGTTGCCTGTAATGAAATTGCTGCTTTGGCGCCAAATATTGGTTTAAATTTAGCAGGGTTATAAATGATAGTATCTGTTAAATTTTTATAATTTTCCAAACTACTAAACTCTGTACTCAATGCATCAACGGTTGGAGCCGTTGGCTCAGCGACTACACCTGTAGTATCCTGTATCCATGCAGTATAATCAGTGGCGTATTGTTTTGTTAATAGATACAAGTCAATAATATTATTTGGGCTTGGATCGATACGACGATAGTTAGGGCTATTATGACGATATTGGAAATATATATCTTGACGACCAACTTTAGCAGTATATCCGGTTACCTCAGATAATACGTAGGTTGCATCAGACTGATAAAATTTATTCTCAGCTGCAATATAAAATAATTGTCCAATAGGCCAAGTTTGACTAACTGCCTGCGCTGCTATCAGGGTTGCATAAGAGGAATTGATAAGATCGTTGCTGACAAGCGTTTGTGTAACAAAATTATCATATCCATAGGTTGCTTGAAAGTATACATATTTGCTATTGCTATCAACATCCGGGCTAACAATTAATTCAAACAATTCTGGATTATCTAATATACCATTGGTATCTATATCAGAAAACGTAACTAATATTTTATTAGGATTTTCGTAACCATCAACTTCAATAATATTTTTATAAATGTACCATGTATAATCCAATGCTAGAGGATTTGAATCATCGGGATTGGCGTTTACCTTTAATACTTTAATGTTATCATGTACAGTAAGACCTGTTTTAGGGTCAAACACTTTAACTGTATTGTCAAAGTAGAAATTAGTTTCTTTTACACTTTCAAATACATAATTAAGTCCACGATATAGCACAGTGTAAGTTTGTCCTACTGTTTTAAAACGGATCAACCAACTAGCATCTAAAGCGGCGCCACTGGTATTTCCTGCATCAGTTAGACTAAAATCACCTGTGTTTAAATTACTAGGTAATATTAATTTCCATGATGTAGTGTCAATATCATAACGCAGACCAAAATCTTGATATGACTGTACATAACCTACTATGCTATCCACTAGCGCAGTTGAAAATTCAGTATTTAACACCGCATATACTGCAACAGCTATAGCACCATCGGGCACTTGTTCGCCCAGGATAATCGGACCAGAGCCATTGGCTAAATTACCCAGGCCCCCATTGGTTCCATCACCAACAATCTGTTGAACTGATGCATATATAAAATATTTGTCGCCTGGCTTGCTCGGAGTATCATTATATACAATAGTATTTCGTGAATCAAAATAGTTGCCAGTGCCTGCTGAGAATTTAATTATAGAACTTTGTTTTATGTATTTGTTATTATTAGCAACTACATCACCAACTTGTAATATGATGTCTGATGCATTAACTAGATAACCAGTCGATCCGTTGGCCACTGTTGTTGAATAATGCCACTGTGTGTCACTGATAACGATAGTAGGATATTTACTATAGAAAAAATGTAGTGTTTCTTGTGCTGACGCCACGGGTTTCACTTTGTTATAGATTGCTTTGTAAATATCATTCTTTGTGTTATAATCAAAGGAAAACGTACCTACAAACGGATCACGATATAATACACCGTCATCTGCAAAGATGTTAGTACTTGAATATTTTCCAGTTGTATCAATAACATCTAAGTAACGACTAATACCAGAACTTGTACGGTTAACTGCTTTAACTTTAAGTATGTTACTGAACAATGTGTAAGGTAAGATGTTGTAATCTTCGCCTGTTACCATACGATCTTGTGTATAGTATTGTTGAGGTGCTTTCTGACGTATTTCTTCCAGCGATTCACGTGAGCTAGCATTAGCCACAGTGTAGCGCAGGCTAGCACGAATAGTCAAGGTTTCAACTCTGCCACTACGGCTTGTATAATTAACTGGTACAACTATTCCCTGCATTTCATCTGGGGTGATTTTATAATCAGCACCATTACTCACACGGTAGTACAGTCTATAATTGCCCTGTGGAATGTTAGCAAAGGCACCATCACCAAATACTAGATCAATTTGATCACTGGCTCTAGTGTTGACTTGGAATATAGATTTATTAGTACTTTTATTATAGATAACATTGGTGTTGTTTACTGCTGGAACCTGTGTCCATAAGGCATTTGGCAAGCCCTGTGCATTTAAACTGTATAACCATATATCAGTGTTATTGATATTGTCAACATTGACACTATACACACGATTTGGTGTACTTTCTTGGAATGTAAAATCAAGTGATTTTAATTCGCCCTGTTTGAAGTAGGTAAAGAATCCAGTATTTGCACTGGTATTGCCCAAGTTATCATTTTTGTAAAGTAAATTAAATGGTTGATTTTGACGAGGTGCACTTTCGTATATATAAGTTTTACCGGCACTTGTTGGGCTAGTCATTTCAAACTTAGTAGTTGTGCCTTCAATTTTAGTTGTAAAACTGTAGGTTGCAATGATGCTTGATACTAAATTTATCTGATATTCGTCATTGATTATACCATTAATCAATTGACTGTTGCTAGGTTTACCTATAGATTGAGCTGACATTAATCCTGCATTGATCACCGCGGTAAATTGCTCGTACCAATTGTCATTGGCTGAGTCTGCCCACGAAATTACTAAACCGGATAAATTAATACCGTTACTGTCGTAGACAGTTTCAGTTGTACTTACACTGTCAACTTTTAAAAGTCCGCTAGCAGGAATATTACGTTTAGGATTATAAGAAATTAGTTTAGCAAGTTTAAGAATACTGTCACGACGTTGTGCAGTGTCCATAAAGTTTTCACGAGCATTTAAATCGCCGCGGAATGCTAGACTTTGTCCTAAGAATGCAATTAAATCTATTAGAGCAATGAACTCACTTGATTCAATAAAGTCATTGAAATCTTCCGGATAGTATAAGCGCAAATAATCAATCATCGACTTACGAAGTGTTTCATAATCGTAGCTTTGGAAGTCTGCATTGCGGAAAGTTTGATAGACGCGAGTCCAATCTTCAGCAACTAATAAACCGGTTTGTCTTGTGGTAATAGCCATACTAATTTCCTGTTATAATGTATTTATTTAAGGAAAAAAGTACGTAGTTTATTAGTTTGCGGTAAGTGTTCTGCTTTGATTGTTGAATCTTAGATTCATTAGATTTGTTTGATTTGTCTGTAGATAGCGTAGTTCAAGTTCGATTTGAATGCCTGTTTCATACTCAGTAACAATAACATTATCGATCGACACACGTGGGTCATAGGCAGCAATTGCTTTAATGTCGGCTATGATAGCACTTTTAAGTTCAGGAGTAAACGGATCATATAAGACGTTCCATATAATAGTGCCAAAATTAGGATTCATCAGCTTCTCACCTTTGCGGATTTGAAAGTGATTGATTAAATCTTGTTTAATTAACTCAAAGTCAGTTAGACGAAACTTTTTATTTCTGCCTACTGTTGAGAAACCTTTATATAAAATAGCCATAATAATATTTATCCTAGGGTTATGTGGATTTAATTGGTTGATCTAGTGTGGCCATTTTTGGTCCTAGTACTGCAACAGCATATTTGCCTTTGGCAAAATAATTGTCGCCGGTAGTACCAAAAGCATCTGTTTTACCACTACCGCCGCGCCATTGTTTAGCACCGCCAGCGCCTAGTAGGTGACTTACTGCTAATAATCCCGCTACATCTTCGAGAGGAGTATCTTTAGTCACAGTACCAATATTACATAATGTTTTGTAGTTGCGTTTGGTATAAGCACACATCTCAGCTTCTTGTATGGCTGGACTGTTTAGGAATTTTTCTAAGCTATCAATGCCGTCTTTGCCAATCCAGTTATTTGGGTTGCGTAACTGTGCATTACTACCGCAGGACATTTTAACATGTTTGGCATCCTGTAATGCAGGATATCCAAATTGATATTTCCCCACGAACCCGATACTATTGATACATCGATATCCGCTTTCACCGTTTGCTTGTCCACCACGTCCGGGAGATCCGCTTTCGCTTTTACCTATAACTGCATAGTACGCTGTCATTTGTGCAGAAGTTAGACCGCCAATTGAACAGTCAGTGGTAGGTTGATTTCGTAGATCAACTTCGGTGGCTGGATTTTTAACTCCTATGCCGGCGGCTGTTTTAGTTGCATCAGTCTTACCTGTATATGTTTCAGCAGGTTGTTGTCCAATTGATTCTGCCGCTGCAAACGGCAATGGCGCACTTCGTCTATATGGTTCGTGCGTAGGAGCAACTGTGACTATCGAAGATAAACTACCGGTGCTGGTATATAAGCCAACTGTTGAATTAAGTACCACATCCGACAAAT